GTGCGAGGGCAGGGCCGACCTGCCAAGGCCTGCGCGGGTGGCAGGGCAGGCAGGCAGGGCAGGCAGGGCAGGCAGGGCAGGCAGGGCAGGCAGGTAGGCGGCGGCCAGTGTCGGTCGGTCGGTCGGGGCCTGCCTGTATGGGCAGGCAGGGCTGTCAGGCAGGGCTGTCAGGCAGGCAGGCAGGAAGGCAGGTGCACAGGCATGGCCATGGTGGGCTATGGCCATGGTAGGGCAAGGCCATGGTAGGGCAAGGCCATGGCAGGCAGGCAGGCAGGCAGGCAGGCAGGCGGTCACAGAGGCCTGCCCGCATGATCGAGGCGGCCATTGACCACGGTAGTGGGCGGGCAGGCCAGGCGGCCACGGTCGGGCATGGCCATGGCAGTGGGCGGCCATGGTCGGGCAGGGCAATGGCCAAGGCGGGCCAGGGCCATGGCAGGTAGGCAGGGCCAGGGCCAGGCCAGGGCGTGGAGGCTGTGGAGGCCTGCCCGCATGAACCACAGGCAGGCAACGGCCATGGCCATGGCAGTCGGGCCATGGAGGCCAGGGCCAAGGCCAGGGTGTGGTCCGGGGTGGCCCTGGCATGGTAGGCAGGGTGGCCATGGCAGGATCGTGGTCAGGTGGCCAGAGCGTCGTGGCTCACCGCGCCTAGGGTCGTGTGGTCCACCGCGCCTGGGCGCATTCCCCCTGATCAGAAGGAAGTTTGTGAAATAATGAAGAAAGGCTGTACATTCTGACATCGTTGATGTTATAATGAATCTGTCAGCCACGGTGGCTGGCAAGGACGAAAGGACAGAACAATGATCGGACTGGCAGTCAAGGTGGCCAAGAGCAAGACAGCTCGAAAGGTCGCGAAGGCAGCGGCGAAGAAGGCGGCTGAGCACGTCGAGGTCAAGCGGGTCGGGACCGACGTCGAGGTGACGGTTGCTGGTCGCCGGTTTTCGGCCAAGGAAATGATCGAGGCGGCAAAGGATCGTCGCGGTCGGTGACGATGGCGACCAGCGGGTGGCCCTGCTAGGGGCCACCCGCTAAGGGTCAGGCGGTGACGGTCACGTTGGCGTCGTCGTGGAACAGGGCCTCGAGTGTAGCCATGTCGACGAGGCCTGTAGCCTCAAGTCCTTCGGCGGCCTGAAATGCAGTGACCGCAATAACTGTCAGGTCGCCGTACCAGCCGTCCTTGTCGGACGCGGCGTCGTGGTATCCGAGTTCGGCGAGGCGTCGCTGAAGGTGGTGGACGGACAGTGACTTGCGGGCGAACATGTTCTTGACGACGCAGGCTGCCAACGAAACGTTGTCGCGTTCGTTGCCACTGACCACCGCACCTAGTGGCGACGGTGCACGGCCGGCTTTCTTAGCCTTCGACGGCGCGGTAGGCTGTTCCACTGGTGGTGCTGGTTCGACCGCAACTGGAGCTGTCTCAGGTACCACATCTGCAACTGCCTCGGGCTCGTGTTCGGTGTGTTCGGTATTCATTGGGCTATCCTGTTCTGTTGGTTGATTCAACGGGGCGAGAAGATCTTACCACCACCGCGACCATTGCCACCATTGCCACCGCGGAACGGAGGCAACTTGCGTGACCCCATCGACCGCGCAGTGATCTGCCCGCCGACAAATCCCGGCGGTGGTTTGATCAGCAGTGCGGTCAGCGCGTGAACAAGGGCGTCTACACGGTCGGGCGACTTACCCTCGCCCGGGATCCACGAGATCATCTGTGACTCGAGGTCTGGTAGGTAGTTGAGGTGATGGACTCGGTTCTGTTCGTAGGCGAGCGTGATGGGTTCAGCCCGCAAGGCCTTGCCATGCTTCGAGTGAACCTCAAGGACCTTGACCGACGGGTCGATGGCGTTGATCGCGTTGCGCACGAGCGCGCCGCCTTGGTTGACTTCAGCAACGACAGGGCACGAATACTTCCGCGCCATCGACACTACGGCGTTGGCCCAAACTTCAGGCGAACCATGTACGGTCGCGTCCTCGAGAACCCAGGAGTGACGTTTGTATAGGTCGCGGTCGCCTGTCGAAGCGCAGACGACGATACCGCACTCGTCGCGAGGGTTCTCTGCTACTGATGGGTCAACTCCGACGACCCTAAGTGGCGCGCCGTGAGGGAATCCGGTTTCACGGCTTCTGGCGATGAGTTCTTCGTTCCACAGCGCGCCTTCAGCGTCCTCGAGCATCTCACCGTACAATTCCTGCGACGCCAACCGCGTCCCAGCGTACACGCCAGTGATCGCCTCAAGATAGGTCGACGAGAGGTTGCCCGCATTGTCAAGTGTTGAACCGCGTGACACGACGACACGGCCGGTCTTCGCCTCACTGAGCAGCGCGTATAGCATGGGGACCCGCTTGGGTGTCGTGGTCGCGATGATCTGCGGAGCGTTTCCAAGACGGCAGGCAACGCGAAGGTTGTCCCACGACGTCATTCCCGCGGCGTCAGGCGACTGCCTCCACGCCGCAACCTCGTCTGCCCAAGCGTAGTGAAACTGAGGACCGCGTAGACCGTCTGGTTCATCGGCGGTGAAGCACGTTGCCGTATTGCCGTTCGGCCAGGTCAGTCTTCTCTTTGACGGTTCGTAGAGTGGTCGTTCAGACGGCGGCGAAACGCTGATGATGCCTGACTCGCCCTCGACGATGACGTCACGGACGTCCGCGGCTGTACGGGCGACTAGGGCGAACCGCAGTTGCCCCTGTGAAGTGTCCTTCGCCTTCTCGCGAACCCACTCGGCTGCTGATCTAGTCTTTCCCGCACCTCTTCCCGCCATGTATAGCCAGATCGACCAGTCGTTCCCCGGTGGGGGCATCTGCTCTGGTCGTGCCCACGCCTTCCAGTCCCAGACGAGTTGTTCCATGTCGACGTCGCGGAGAACCGCATCACGTTCAACCTCCGACAGCATCGCGAGGTGTTCCATCATGCTCTTTCCCATGACGGTAATAATACACGGTGTCTAGGAGATGGGTCGCATGACCACTGACTCTGACCAGTGGGTCATCAGACACTGAGTGCGCCCGCACCATTCGTCTGAACCTGAGCAACCGCAGGAGCAGACGGCGGCGTCGTTGGTCGGACCACACACGCTGACGTTCGACGCGTCTTGATAGCGAAAAAACCAAGACGAGGAGTCAGTCGTCGTCGTGAGCTGTTCCGTATCTTCGCTTTTCATCCCGCAATGGTATCTTGTAGATGACGTCTATTCCAAGCGTCGTGATCGAGTACTTTCCAGCCGCGTCGACGGTCACCATTCCATGTTTCCGCAGATGTTCAAGGTACGACTTGCGGTTCGCTGTCGAAAGAAGTTTCGGACTGACGTGGGTCAGTTCATCGAGACTCATCGGCCTCCGCATGACCTTGAGTATTTCAAGGGCGGTGTGCGATCCGCCACCGCTACGAACCTTCCTAGCGACGTCCGCTACAGAAGTCAGTTTCGCCATTTGTTTGTCTTTCTCTTGCCTCTGTACTTGATCGCTACCGTGTAGTTCCACGAGTCTTCACCTGGGTTTGCCGGTGCTTCCCACACCGCGTCCCAGTGATCGTCGGCGCAGAGACCAGCGATGCCGATGGGCTTCTTACGCCGATGCGACGATCGAATGTCACAGGCCAGCGACTGTGCTGTCCTCTTCGTGTATCGACGAGGGACAACCGTCCACATCCCACTCATCTTCGCCGCGTCAAACGTCCGCACCCAAAACGTCGAAGTCTTCGGTCTATTTCTCATTACAACCACCAATCCTCCTCGCTGCTTTCTGGGTCGTTCATCTGCGTGATGAACACTCCGAAGCGGATCTGCTTTCGCTCGATCCACTCTTCGATCGCCTGTAGAGAAGCGAACGGACCCCAGTAGACTGTCGATGATCCTGCCGCACGGTTTCGTCCGACGAACCACATACCGCCTTTGTCACTGCTGTTCACGTATTTCCTCACTCGGTTCAACAAACTGCGCCTTCGGCGGGAGGACAAAACCGCATTCGCAGCGGAACTGCCCATCCTCGCTTACAGGCATCTCTGTAGCACACCGCCAACATGACACGTTACGCAGGCGACGTTCGTGACGCTCGCGATAACCGCGGTCATGTTGACTCGACCAGTGGATGAGCTTGTCCGTAAGACGCTTGAACTTCATCCCGCAGTCGATGCACTCGTGCTTTTCACTTGCCAAAGATCGGAACCCTCTTCTTGTAGTCACGCTTGTCAGATACCTGGAGCATCACACCCCAGACTTCAGAACAGGCGTCGTGAAACACCTCTCCGCGAGACGACCAGACTCGGTTCTTGAAGTTTGAGTAGTCGAGCGTCTCAATGTTCATGGTCATCCACTGGGTCAGTTCCTCACGGGTGACGTGAACACGGTACTCGTAGTCCGTGCCTTCGAACTCCTGAATCTCGGCGCCGGTCAGTTCGGCGAGAAGCGCGAGCGACTCCTTGTCCCGGGCGCGAACCGCAAGCTTGCCGGGCACCATGCCGTTGTCTACGGCACTGACGAAACCGTCCTGAGTAAAAATCCACATGTCGTTATCTCCTCTGTCGTTATGTCTATCGTGTGCCCCCTATTGCACTCATTGACGCCGTTGTTGGCGCCTATGCATTCATTATACAAACTTTAGAAACCGCATCACTCCTGCTCAGCGGCTGGCAGAACTCCCTCTGGGACGTCCGCGAGCATCATCGGCTCAACCTCGACGTTGCCGTGTTCCTCCGCCATGCTTCTGGAAACTAACCTCCGCATAGCCGGCATGACGTAGGCGACGATCGATCGACCATCGGCGTCGAACGACGTGACCTTGTAAATCTCTGGTTCCATGATTCCTCCTGGTGTACTAATGGTATCAACAGTGCCGCGGTGTTATCTAGGCGTCAAGACCGCGAAGATAACACCGAGAACACCCAGACTGAGCGAAACCTGTGAGCTGGCGCCAAAGACAGCAGTAGTCACGGACAATCCGCCCATGACTACTGCCGCGATTGCTGTCCACACGAGGTCCCGCAGACGCGAGAACCGCGATGGCATATCAGGCGCTCTTGCGAGTGCGGCCCTTCAGCCGGCTCGAAGCGTCGCGAATCGGTGTGCCGCTGGCGATGATGAGCTTCTTGGCCTGGGCGTAGGTAACGCCGTTGCTCTTGGCGACCTGGTCAACTGTCTGACCAGCCGCGTACAGCTCGCCCGCTCGCTGGGCGGAAAGTGTCGTCGTGGATTCCATCTTTGTTCTCCTGTTGTCTGTATTTGTATTTGCTTCCGCGGTTGGTTGTTCCGCGTTCTTTACGGCAGTTCTTGCCCTGTCGAGCAGGTCAGCCGCCTCTTCTATGAGAGATCTGTTGATGTTCGTCGTGTCCGTATTCATCTCTACTATCACTATACATTGTTTAGATCAAAAAGTACTGCTCTACCTCAAAACTCTCGGAAAACCCTGCTGCGCACGAACGACACCCAAAAGCGGCTGAAGTTCTGGCTCGGAGTCGATTTCTTTGTAGACCGTGTACGCAAGGTACGCGCCCATCACTACAGCGGCAACACCGAGGATGAACGAAGTGTAGATGATCTTCACTTCACCAACTCCATCGCGATTCTCTTCGTGGTGTGCTTTGTTGGATTACCGCAGATCGGTGGGCCGTTCAACGGGACGTATGTCGTGACGCTCATTCCGCAGTTCGGACACCGCCACTTTTCGACGGGGTACTTCGGCGCTTTCTCGTCCTCTTGCTCTGTTTCTTCGACTTCTTCCTCAGCCATGCTCGTGTACAATACTACAGAGACACGGGGCTAGTTTGCAGTTTTGCAGATTCTTTCTTGGCTTTCCGTATCATCTTCGCGCGTTCGTTGGTCGTCGTACCTGCCCAGACCCCAACCTCCCTGTTGGCGATCGCGTGATCAAGGCACTGAAACTTGACGGCGCATGACGCGCAGATCATTCGCGCTTCCCGCACTACCTTCAGGTGAGTTTCATCGAAAAACATCTCCTGATTCCCCTTGCAGGCTCCGTCGTTCATCCATTCCGTGTTCGTCATTTCCCCTCCGCTTATGTCTATGGTGATACTTGGTGAGTCACGTGAAGCGGACCACCCGACTGATTGTCTAGCTTCACCGCAATGGCTAGACAGTCCTTGACTATCTTCTTCGTTCTGTCGAGACCGATCTCGTCGAAGCTTTGTTCGTTGGTCATCGCGTACATCGCTCCAAGAGCAACGTCACCGCCGGTGCCAACCGCGTATACTCCAGAGCTACCGCGAACCCACGAGTAGTCCTCGTCGATCTCGTAGATCGTACCGTTGACTACAACGAGTACCACCGAACCGTGTTGCGCACCTTGATCCTTCGTGTCACGAGGCGCGTAGCCTTGATCTTCAAAGCACGCACGAAGCGCCGGCACGAACTTGCTCGTGACGAACTTGTCCAACCGCGTTCCGGTGAGTTCGTTTGGCTTGGGAGGTGTGAACACGTGAGCCAGAATGTTGATCGCTCGAACATCGCCGGCTGCGCCAAGAAGATACTGACCGTTCTTCACGACCTTCGACGATCCGCGTCCTAACGTAAATGATCTACCACTTTCATCCGAGACCAGTGAGTCGTATCCGACCACTGCCCAGTTTTCTCCCTGCGCCGCGACGATCGTTGTCATTGGAGCTACATTACTAGGTCAACTGCCGTTGGCCGCGTCATGATAGTGCTTCGATACGCGATTCCGTCGACGACTTCGTAGTGCTTTCCGACTGGTCTGTCGAGTTCTACCCAGACCTTTACTCCACCGACGGCGACGACGGTAGCGAACGTCCCGTAAAGATGTTGATCTTCGCAGAGTTCGTTGAACCGTACTCTGTCCCCGACGTTGAAGTCTCGGGCAGTCCTGCTCCTCCGCGTGGCCTCAAGGCGATGTCTTGCCGCTAGTTCAATCGTCGCTAGGTGTCTGTCTAGATACCCGGCGTCTACGGCGTTCTTGATGTGTTCTACCATCATGATTAGTTCTTTCGTGTTTCATTTTCGTCCTTTGTCTTTGTTAGTTGCCCTTATCGCCTTCTGAGTCCGGGCCAGACTCGTTACAACGGTGACGACTACCGCTAACCTGTACCGCGAGACGAACTCCGTACACATTGGACCTACAGCGTTTTTGATCAACCTAAATTGAGTTGCATCCGCTTTCTGCTAAGTGCAGCCGTAGACTCAACTAAATAATCTATTAGTGTGAACTCGGTCTTAGCGACCGCGTTTGTTTGTAATCTTCATTCCACCGAGGAGGAACACTACAATCGCCCAGGCGATCGCCGCAACTGAGTTCGTTATTTCTATGTCAAAACGCATTTTCTCTCCTATCGTTGTTCGTACTGCACGAGCTGATCGGTTTCTACACCGAGCCAGTTCGCAAACTTCTCTTCCTGATCGCTGTCGACCGTAACACGAATGACATCGTATTCTCCGGTCTTTTCTCCGATTTCCCACTTCATGTCCGTGGGCAGAGTTTCGGCGATGTCTTCTGCCGTGGACGATCCCATCGGCTTCATCTCGACGACGTAGGTCTTCATTTCTACTCCTTGCCTTCTGAGGCGCCACCCGCAAGCCGGGCGGCCGCAAGATTCGTCTCGATGATGTGACGAGCGCAGTAGTTGTCGCGCCAGGTCCCGGTTGTCCCGATGATGGCGTTCTTCCCGCAGCGCTGGCATTTTCTGTCGTGTGTCTTGCTCATGTTGTAATTATACCTGCTTTAGATCTCGTTGGTAGTTGATTCTTGGACGAGCGGGTTGAGAAGCGACCGCAGGTCGAGAAAGAAGTCCGCCATCTCACTCGCCGACACGATCGATCGGTTCGACGTCTGATCGAGGGCCTCATCGATGATGCGCATCGCTTCGATGACCGCGGATGATTCCTGAAGCGAAAGTTGATCCGTATCCATGTCTACACTATACAATCTCTCAGATCCTCCCCGTAGCGCAGTACGTCTTCAGCATCAAGTATCGCCAAACTGTCGTACGACTCGTCGATGAACTGCTGGCAGTCTTGCGCGGTGCCAGCGTACACTATGACCATGTCACTGAAGTTGACTACAAAGTATTCGTCGTGCTCGTCAGGAGACATCGATTCCCCAGACCGTACGCCATCTGCCGGCGATCTCGATCGCCTGCGAATGGGTCACGCACGGAATGTCGACGACGTGCGAGTCACTCGAGTCTCCGGTGGGCGACGCCAGCCAGATCCGCACGTTGTTCATGATCACCTCGACCGCGATGCAGTCGCCCTTTGTTCGTTGTAGTTGCATTGTGTTTCCTTTCGTCGTTTCCTCTGTTGTTATTTTACGATCTTTAGTTTGCCCGCCGGATGCAGATCCATGCTCTGCTGCAACGCCGCAGACCAGCCGACGTCGAGGTCGATGATCTTCTCGCGGATGAGCGTCATCAACCGCGAGAGATGCTCGAACGACGAGAAGTAGACGACATCCTCGTCGACCTCCGGGTCGAACCGGACGAACTCATCGTTGTCGTCGAGAAGCGCGATCTCGTTGAGGCGACCGTTCGACACGATCGACACCGTGTACTTTCGACCACGAGGCGACGTTGCTGTTGTCTGGACTCTGTTGTACTGCGTCATTTCCATGTTGTCATTGTACTTTCTTTAGTTCGTAGCCGCTGAGGTTGCGCCGACCCGGCCGTGAGGCCGAGCCGGCGTTTGCCGTCAGTAGCTCGAGTTCGAGAACTCGCGGCCGACGGCGATGACGCCCTTGATGAACCGCGGTCCGGAGATGCGGCCGGAGCGGCGCTGCTTGTTGAGCGCCCTGAGTCGCTTGCCGGCGCGGATGATGTTTTTTGTGGTCAGTTTGGTTTCCATGAGTTCATTATAACTTCTTTAGAACTACGGAGCAACCTTCCCGTTGGCGATCCACGCTGCGTATGTGATCGGCATCTTCTCGGCGAACGACTTCTCGACCTCGAGCGCCAGATCACGGATCTCACGCTGCGCCGCTTCGTGCGTCCGCAACGACAAAAAGTTCATCAACGCCCGTGCGTTCACGGTCCAGTAGAACTCGGTGTACGTTCCGACCGGGACCGCTAGTCGAGCAAGTTCCTTGGCGATTCCCATCTCCACGAGTTTGGCGTACGCCGTGAACGCCGCGTCATACGCCTCCGCGAGGATCTCCTGTGCGTCAGCCGCGGTAGAAGCATCGACGGCCTCGAAGGTGTACGCGCCGGGTTTTCCAGTCTGCGTGCGCCAGTTACTCTCGGGCGGCAGATACGCTTCAGCCGGCATCTCGGAGTAGCGACCGGAGAACTCGTTGAACGATCCGATTCGATGACGAAACCACTCGCGAGCGACGAAGATCGGGCAGCGAACGTGAAAGCGAAACGAGTTGTGTTCGAACGGCGTCCCGTGGCGTTCCCGCATCAAGAAATTGATAAGACCCTTGTCAGCCTCGTTGATGAAGTCACGTCGCTTCCCGAACGACACGCGCGCTGAATTGACGACCGAAAGATCGTCTGCCATCGCCGCGTCGAGCGCGACAAAACTGCCGGCGTAGCTGAGTCCGTATTGTGTTTCCATTGTTTCCTTGCGTAGTAGTTATTGCACAGTCTTTAGTCGTTCAGTAGATGCCACGACCGAGCGCCGATCGTGTGGCACCACCGATGACCAGTGGCACGGCACACGGCGTCGAGTGCGTATCCGCCGGCGAGGCGAAGCAGGCGTCTAGCCCGCATACTCGAGATCCCACTGGCTCTCGAGGAATGACCAAAGTTCCGGCACAACTCCGTCGCGATCGCGGTAGAACGGGTCGAGTTGACCGCCGCGAATCTCTTCTGCGAGCTGTGGGCGTACCTTGGAGAGTACGTTGAACAGCGCCTGTCCGTACCGCCACTCGTGGTAGCGCGCGATCTCTGGGACCGTACGCAGAAACTTCTCGTATGTGATGTTTTCGTTGGTCATGTTATCATTATACTTTCTTTAGATACCTAGTCGGCGTCGGATCTGTGACTTCAATCCGCGTTGTGGGATGTCGCGCAGTATCGCCTCGGCAATGTCCTTGACGATGTCGCCTCGAGACAGCTCTGGGTTCTCCTCGAGAGCCCAGGCGATCTCTTCCTCGATGTCCGCAAGCACGTCGTCCGCTTTTGCTTCGTGGATGTATTCGCTCATGGGTTCATTGTACTTTCTTTAGATGAGCGGATCAGCCGCCCACTCGACCGCGACAGGCGCGCTTGTCGGCGAGACGCTTTTTGTTCGGGATCCGCTGTGCGCGAAGCCGGTTACCGTCGGCGAACGCCTGCCGCTCGAGTTCGTTCCACTTGTTCTTGATCTTTGTCATGAAGTCATTATAACTTCTTTAGACTTCAGTGAAGTGTCCCTCGATCTCGACGACCTCGACAGAGTCGGGTTCGATCGAGCGATCGTTACGAAGGTCTGCCGCGACGCGGTACGCCTTCGCCTCGTTGTTGGTGTAGAACGACACCGGCCCTCCGACCGTATGACGATCGTCGTGGCGGCGATACCGCACCGCATATGTGATGTGAGTGGTCATGTTTCTGTCCTTTCGTTATGAGATGATTGTACTTTCTTTAGACTTCGCCGCTCGAGTGAGCGAGCGTCAGTCGGCGGTGACGAGCGCGTCGTAGCGATCGGCGGCGCAGTCGCAGCAGATCGTTCGTTCGTCGTCGAGCGCGATCGTTTCGTTGACGGGAGTGGGCGCGTAGCAGTCGGTGCAGTTGATCGTTTCCATGAGATCATTATAACATCTTTAGAATGGTTCGGACACGGGGACGTCACCGATGAACACGATCTCTGTCCAACCGCGTTCTAGGTTGAGTTCAGCGAACGTGTTTGCGTCGACGCGCGCTGACCCGACGCTGTTCGCGACGATCTGAATCTTCACGACGTGGTCGGCGTGATCGAGATCGTCACCATAGACCGCGGCGAAGACGAAGTTGTATTGATCGTCGATCTTCATGCGGCAGTCCTCGAGACGACGATCTCCTCCGCGGGGAACCATCCAGTCCAATTGGTCGTGGTTGAACTCACGAGAACAGCGTTGACGTGTTGACCGATGTGCGGGAACAACGACACCGAGTCGATCTTCGTCACGATGAACGTCGGACCGTTCTCTTTCACTCGGTTCCGCGTCCGCTTCGACGCTGTCTGACCGTTGATCTTCACGGTGATCGTTTCACCGATCTCGAGAGCGATCATCGTTGATCGCCCTCTCGTCGCCCGCAGTCGACGCAGCGTCGGCAGTCGTCGTCGTTCGTGAAGATGTGGTCGTGGTTTTCGGTGTTGTTGTTCGTCGTTTCCATGAGTACATTATAACTTCTTTAGATTACGACCACACCTCAGTCACCAACCAACCTTTCTTGGCGCAGTGATTGCGAAGGTTCGACCAGGTCGTCTCTTCGCACACCTCACCGGGAATGTCTCCGTACCATCCGGCGATGTATTCGTGGATGTACTTTCCGGTCCGCGTATCGGTGATCGTCCAATACGGTTCTTCGGTCGTCGTGTGAATCGTTATCGTTACGTCTCGTGTCGTTTCCATGATGTCATTATAACTTCTTTAGATCATCCCCGAAGGAGGGGGTCAGATGACCCCCACCTCGGCGAGAACTTCCTGCGCCATCTCGACGCCGAACTCCGCGGTCAGTTCCTCCGCGAGGTCGACCGAGTCGTCATCGAGACCCGTGTAGTAGAAGACGTCGTTGTTGTCCTCGTAGACCGCGTACACCGAATCCTCTGTGACCCAGATCGTTGCGGGACGGTTGTTGTGGGTTGTCGGGAACATTTTGTTTTCCTTTCGTCGCTGGTAAGATCATTATAACTTCTTTAGATCTCAGTTTTCGTTCACGATCGAACGGAACAGATCGTCCTCGACCGCTCGCTCTTCGACCCGCTCCTTCACGAACGCGATGAAGTCGTTGACCAGGTCTTCGTCGACCTCTTCGTCGACATCCGCATCGAGATCGATCGGTCCCTCGACGATGTCCGCTCCCTGTGACCAGAGTTCCGCAAGACGTTCGGGGTCAATGGAGAACTCGAAGGCAAGACGACTGCTCACCGTATTGTACGGAATCATCTCGTTGGTCTCGGTGAAGTGCTGGATGATCTCGTATCGCAGCGCGTTCCAGTAGTGGTACAACTTCACCTTGTTCTCGTCCGCGAGCAGATCGCTCGAAGGAAGGAGGTCGAAGTCACTCATCGTCGCTTTCATGTTGTTTCCCTTCGTTGTGGTAAGATCATTATAACTTCTTTAGAACTGGAGTCAGTCCCTCCAGTCCTCGCGTTCGAAGTCGATCGATGCGGTGAACTCCTTACCGCAGTGTTCGCAGGTCCACTCGACCTCACCGCCGTACCGCGAGTCGACGTCTGCCTCGATCTCGTTCGGACCGTCGCAGTGAGTGCAGCAGTCTTCCCAGGTGTGTGTGATGTCGTTCCACCCAGGGATGTCGCTCTCGTAGACTCCAGGGGGCATGTTGTATCCGCTCATCGTGTTTCCTTTCGTATTGGTAAGATCATTATAACATCTTTAGAACGTTGGTTGGTCGATCGCTCTCTCAGGAGACGATTATCGACCGCACCGCGTTATTCAGCCCACTGCCAGGTTCCGTCCTCGAGAAGCGTGACGTTCGTCGGCGCAGAACACGAGTAGACGTTGACGATCTCTCCCGTGGCTGAATCCCACGTGAAGTCGCGGTTGAGGACGATGTTGCAGTCCTCGCGGTCGTCCTCGAGCGCAGCGACGACGTCCTGGAGAGCGATCACGCCGAGCGTCGCGAGAAACAGCGCCGCTGACCAGAAGACGAATCGCACTGCCGTGCGGACTCGGTAGTAAGTTTCGGTGTGCATGTTTGTCCCTTCGTTGTTGGTAAGTTCATTATACTTTCTTTAGAAGTCGACTTGGTGGAGGACTTCAGCCTTCACCTCGTCGTCCTCGAGAGTCTCGAGAACGCCTGCGACGACCGCACGGTAATCTTCCATGTTGAATCCGTAAGGATCCTTGTCCGCAGCCACGCTCAACGCTTCTGCGATCTTCATCAGCGCCTCGACTGCCTCGTTTGACTGAATCTTCATCGTTGTGTCCTTCCTTCGCTTGTAAGTACATTATAACTTCTTTAGTTCTGCGGCGCAGGACGTCAGTCGTAGATGTCTGCCTGCCACTGACGCTTCTCGATGGAGCGAAGCATGCGGTGGTAGTTATTCTTCCGCTTGCGTCGTCCCTTGGAGCGAAGCGAAGAGCAGCAGCTGTACGGGCAGTCCACGATCGCTCGGTTGTTGAACATCATTCCCATCGCTATCTTCCTCTCTGTGTGAGTTCGTTGTACATGTTCATGAGTACATTATAACTTCTTTAGAACGGTTCGCACTCACGGACGAGGTCAGCCCACGACTTGCGTTGCGTCGACAGCCGCGCGCGAATCGTCGAGAGCAGAGGGACATCCGCACGCTCCCGCGACCACGAATCGTACGCTGCCGGCGTAGGCGTCTCGTAGTTGCTGTACGCGCATCTGATGAAGTCTGTGAACGACGACCGCATCGACTCATCTGACCACTGCTTGAGGTCTCCACGCGCGAATCGCTTCTTTGTGGCGTAACCCGCTTCTTCTCGAGCGGCGTTCCACGAACCGAAGCGACGTATGATGAGAGCGAGTGACGGCGTGTCTTCGCCCGACGCGGTTCGCCATTCGCGGTAACCCGCGGCTGTCGTGACTCTTGCGGTTTCTGCTGCTGTGACCGCGTTGATGATACTGGCGTCGTCGAACTTCTGCTGTCTCGAGCGGACGATGATCTGCTCATGTCGTCGAGAGCGGAGCAGGTCCTTGACTGTCTTGCTCGGGATCACGCCGGCGAAACTCTTCACCACCGCTCCGATGTTGCGTAGCGAGTTGAACTCCGCGTGTACCTTACTGATTGTTTCTTCGTCTGTGTGTTTCATGTCTTTCCTTTGTTGTCATTATACTTTCTTTAGTTGGCTGGCGGCGTCGACATCTCGTTGACCGCGTCCTTGATCTTCTTGATGTCGGAGTTCTTCGACGCCATGACGTCGTTGAGAAACCTCCGCACGATGGTCGGTTTCACTCCTGCCTTCTTCGCGACTGCCTCGACGCCGAGCGTGCGAATCTTGTCCGCGTAGTCGTCGAGCGAGTTCGTCACGATGTTGGGGTTGAGTCCCTTCATTGGTTTTCCTTCCTTGTTGGTAAGAACATTATAACTTCTTTAGAACTCGAGGCCGGCCGGCTGGCGCGTGAGCGCGCAGCCGGACGGTGGTGAGCCGGTCAGTCGGCCGGATCGTAGTCGTAGTCGATGCAGTCGAGACAGAGGTCGATGCTGAGGGGGCCGAAGTCGGAGTCGCAGGTGAAGACGTTGGCGACGGTGTCGCAGTTTTCGCAGCGAGCGTCGGCGTCGGCGAGGACGGAGTTGAATTTGGCGTTTTGGAGTTTTGCTGGCTTGGTCATGTTTATTATTATAACATCTTTAGATTTCTCAGGCGGCGGCCGTAGGCCGGCCGGCTGGCTGTTGAGCCAGTCGGCCGGCAGATCGGTCAGATTGCCGGATAGAACGGCACGTTGAGGATTTCGCAGGCGTCGGCGATGAAGTCGATGATCGGCTGGCCGAAGGCGTATGCGGCGTCGTCGAGCGTGTCGTAGGTGTCGCCGGAATGGTCGCCGGAAATGATGGCGTAGAGGCCGTCGGCGTGGCGAGAGGCGACGTTGAAGCGCCAGTCGATCGAGTCGGCGTCGTCGAGTGCGTCGAGTGCGTCGTCGGCGCAGTCGAGTGTCGCGATGTAGGCGCGGGACAGGCTGGCGTCGAAGGTGAGTTCGAAGCGGGTCGGGTCGTCGAAGTCGGGAGCGATTTCGGCGAGACGGATGGTGAATGTTTGGGTGTTTTGTTGGGTTTCCATAAGTACATTATAACTTCTTTAGATTCTCGATCGGCAGGCCGTAGGCGGGATGGCCGGCTGTCAGCCGGCGACCGCGCCCAAGATCCAGAGCCTGAACACCTCTGCTGCTTCCGCAGCCACCGTCTCGAGGTCTGCCGGCGTGAGGTCCGCGAAGTCAAATTCCTCGGTGAGGTCGATGACGTCGAGGTATCGATCGATGACCGCGTCAGCGATTTCGTCGGCGAGAAGTTTGGTGTCCATTTGTGTCCTTTCGTTGTTGGTAAGTACATTATAACTTCTTTAGATTCCACCGCACGCACTAAGACCGCAGTCTGCTATTGGTGACCATAGGTAGACCGCCTGGAGGTGACCAGGCGGCCTCCTAGGCCACTCTCACACGGTGTAGGCGACCGTGTACCCTCTGTCGACCTTCGACCAGACCTTTTCCTGGGCGAACCGCAGGGCAGACTGCGCCGAACCGAAGTAGTGGCGACTCGACTGGCGACTGGTCTTCTCAGCCATTCCCCACTCGCAGTAGACCACGTTGTCCGCGATGCGGACCTCGTACACCTTCTTCTTGCCGGCGTCGCCACGCGCGCCGTCGCTCTGCTTCAGCAGACACCACTTCTTTTCCATTTCCTTGTCCTTTCGTCGTTCCAGCCTCGCTGGCTGGTAAGTACATTATAACTTCTTTAGAAACCGCTGCCTGCCGGCCCGGTTAGGGCCAGCAGGCAGGCGACTCAGACTGCCAGCCGCTCGAGGGCGAGTCGCTGGATCTCGTCGGCGACAGGGCGATCGAAGTCGGTGTCGTCGAATGCGTACATGATCAGCTCGCCCGGCGTCGCGTCTGCGACGACTTGCTTGCACCACTCGAGGGTTTCTTGGCTGAGGTTCATTTTGTGTCCTTTCGTTGCTGGTAAGTACATTATAACTTCTTTAGAACGGGCTGGAGCCGCCGGTCATCGACCGGCGACCCGAACCTCGAACCGGGGATCGTGCTGGCGCTGGGCGACCCAGGCGATGCACTTGCTGCGAGGACCACAGACCACGACCAGGCGGTACTTGCTGTCGTAGACCTCGTGCATTCTCGTTGAACCCTTCATTTCGTTGTCCTTTCGTCGTTGGTAAGAACATTATAACATCTCTAGATTCGACGACCAGCCGCCGGCGAGCTCTCACCAGTGGGCGTCGGCCCCACCGGCCCAGGACGGGTAGAGCATGAGGAGCTCGTCGAGGTCCATTTCGAACCACTTGGCGAAGGCCTCCACGTCGGCCTCGTCCATCTCGACTCGAACGATCGGCCAGCCACTCGGGCCTTCCAGCTCGAGCACCTTCACTCGAGCGGATGGCACGGCCTCTCCAAGGAGCATGAGCCCCTCGGCAAAATCGTCGGCTGCAAAGTCAATTTCGAATGCCTTCATTTCGGTGTCCTTTCGTTTGGGTATGAGTACATTATAACTTCTTTAGAATCGACTCAGCTCAGCTCCTGCTCGATCTCATCCAGCAACTCGCCGACAAACTCACGCACGATCTCGATCGCCTCGTCGAGAGTGGTCGGGTAGTCCATGTACTCTCGACCATACTCGCTCTTCACTGCACTCTTCAACGCTGACTTGAGGTCCACTGCTTTGTCCTTTCGTTTGGGTATGAGTACATTATAACTTCTTTAGATCTGCTCGAGTCCAGGTAGAACGAGCTGATCGTCGTTCGCGAGACTCGAGATCTCGCGAGCGATTCTGACTCGTTGCGAGTCGGGCGCGCTCAGGATTAGATCCCACTCGTCCTCTGTCCAGTCACTCGTGTCGAGAATCACGAGTCCTTCTGCGTCTCCACAGTTTCCGTCGCTTGCGAAGTATGTCATTGCCATTGCGTGTCCTTTCGGGTTGCTTGTAGGTACATTGTATCTTCTTTAGATCGACTAGGGGCCGACCCGTCTGCATCGCCAACTCTCCCCCAGGCCGGACTCTCAGTCTTCGTATGCGTCGGCCAGCATCGACTCGATGAGCGCGTACACCTCGTCCCACTCGAGACCTTCAGCCTCGAGATCTGCGATCTCTTCTTCAATCCACATACTCTGTCCTTTCGTCGTGTGTAGATACATTATAACTTCTTTAGATCAGTGGAGGAGAGCCCGTCTGCTGCTCGAGACTCTCCCCCAGGCCGGGCTCAGCGACCGCGCTCTTTTCGGAGGCGCTCGGCGTACGCCTCGGCAGAGGTCGGCGCGTCGATGCCGTTGCGCAGCATCGCGGCGACCGCGCAGGAGACCGCGCCGGAGTAGTTCCCGCCGGCGCAGTTCATCGTGTACATCGCGTCGCGGCGTGCCCGTACGCGGTGTTCGATCGTCGGCAGCTGCTGAAAGTACGGAGCCGAGTTCTTCTCGCCGGGGGCGCCGTGGGCCAGCGCCCATTCGAGCCACTCGTCCGAGAGCGGGGTGAGGTCTGTCGTGTTCATCGTGTGTCCTTTCGTCGTGCTTGTAAGATCATTATAACTTCTTTAGAAGCATCAGCCCTACGGTAAGTGCCAGCGGAGGGAGCGACCCTCACTGCTGTGCGGACCCTGGCCGGGATCCGCAGGACTTCACATCACCCGCTTACGGATGCGTCGCGAGAGGAGGACGGTCGCTTCGGCGGAGGGAGCCGGATGATCGCCTAGGTCGATCAGAGCCGCTATCGCGCGTCGGCGGAGCCTTATCTTCGGAGAGGCTTGTGCTGACGGTATGTTCTTCGTCCCAGCAGCTTGCTGGCACTTGCCGCGGGGCTGATGCTCCGTGACAAGATCATTATAACATCTTTAGATTCAGAGCCCGCAGAACTCCCGGAGGAGTTCGGCTTCCCAGCGGGAGAACCCTTCGGCGCAGATCACGGCCTCACACATGTCCGAGACCACCTCGTCGTAGACCTCGGCAGGGTACTCCTCGCGGCACTGAGCGAGGATGTCGCTCGCCACTCCCTTGAGGTCAGCCTTTGTGAATCGATCTTCCATTGTCGTCCTTTCGTTTTGTTGACAAGATCATTATAACATCTTTAGAATCAGCACTCGGCGGCGCTGAGTGCCTTCGCCTTCTCGAGGCGATCGGCGATGTACTTGATGCTCTGGCTCAGATAGCCGACGGCGTAGTGAGCGGTGAACTCCTCGATCCGCGCGTCCATCTCGCCGCTCGTGATGAAGTCGATGGCGCGCTTGACCTCGTCCTCGATGTCTCGGATGTGGTGGTTCATTTGGTGTCCTTTCGTTTTGTTGATAAGATCATTATAACTTCTTTAGATTACCGCTCCGGCCGGGTCAGGAGACCCGGTCGAAGCGACGATCCGCCTCGGCGGTGGCGAGCAGGTACAGCGCCTCGCGCAGCTCGCGATCGCCGTCGCCCTCGCGCTCGATCATGAGCACGAGCTCCTCGAGCGACACGCTCCGCACGTACTCGCGGAACTGGTCCATCAGGTCTTCGATCACTCCGACGTTCATTTTGTGTCCTTTCGTTTTGTTGGTAAGATCATTATAACATCTTTAGATTCGACCAAAGCCGCTGCCAGCCGGCGCCTGCGCGCCAGCCGGCGAGCGACTGTCAGACGAAGAGGTCCTCGAGATCGTACATGTCTCGGTCGACGCCCCAATAATGGACCGCAAACGCCTCGAGCTCGCTCTCGTCCAGCATCACCGACGCCAGCGGCCAGCCACCGGCCGGCCCTTGCGCCCGCTCGATGCGCACCCATGCCGAGGGCACGCTCTTGCTCAGCCGCTCCAGCGCGTCGGCGAGCTCCTCGTCGTCGTTCCAGCACAGGTCCACGCTCAACTTCACAATCATGCTTTTTGTCCTTCCTTCGTTGGTAAGATCATTATAACATCTTTAGAATTGCAGCGCGGCAGACTACCAAGGGCGCTCTGCGCCCTCGGAGTTCGCGTACCGCACCTCGGCGATGAATCCGCGCACGCGGACCAAGATCGCCCACGGGTTCCAGAGCCAGACGGCGCGGCGGACGGCGCCCATGTGCTCGGCTTCCATGCGCTCGTAGCCGTTGGGTCGCCACGGGCTCCCGGCTCCCCACGCCTTCGCCTTCTTGATCTTCTGCTGAATGCTCATCTGTGTCCTTTCGGTTGGTGGTAAGATCATTATAACTTCTTTAGAATGCTCCGGCTCCTCCGGCTCGGCCGGCAGACGCCGACCGAGCCAGAACCGATCAGATTCCGTAGGGGAATCCGTAGGTCTCGAAGTAGTAGGTCTCCATCCACTTCAGAGCGCCGGCCTTGGTCTTCTTGGGGCAGCCCCAGTTCATCTCGCACGCCTTCACGAGGCTGTACCGAGCGGCCTTCATTCCGGTGTTCACCTCGAGGCGGAGCATCGAGATCGCGGAGGCGACTCGCCAGTGCTCGATTCCGTCGGGGGTGTCGATGATGATTGTTTGAGTCATTGCTGTGTCCTTTCGTTTGGTTGATGAGATCATTATAACATCTTTAGAAAGCCGGCTAGGCCGACGATCGGTCAGAGGAGAACCTCCTCGTCCTCGTCCTCCTCGTCTTCGTCGAGGCCTTCAGGGGCCTCGACACTGGGCCAGTAGACCACGATCCCCAGACCCATGCTATCGAAGCGCGGGCTGCTGAGCGCGAGGCTCAGATCGTTGTCGCCCCCGACGCACAGAGCGAAGCGGAACGCGTCGCTCATGCTGTCGAAGGTGATGCCGAGGCACTGCCTTCCGTACATGCCGCGACCGCTGTACGAATCGATCTCGGCGTTGTCGAAGTACCCGACGGCGTCCTCGAGCTCCCAGAGCTGTTCTTCGGTGAGTTTCATTGATGTGTCCTTTCGTTGTTTGCTGATGAGATCATTATAACTTCTTTAGAAGTCCACCTTGCCGCGACCGCGGCAGGCGTTCTTCCGAGCCAGCGCCTTCTTGTTCGGCATCGTCGTCGCTCGCAGGCGAGACGTCGCGAATGCGAACTTGTCGGCGTCGTTCCACTTTTGGGTGATCTTGTTCTTCGTCATGTAGTCATTATAACATCTTTAGAATAGCGAGGTCAGCAGTCGCTGTCCTCGTATTCGACGATCGCCTTCTCGATGAGATCGAACGCGGCCATCAGATTGGCGAACCCGGGAGTGCTCTCGTCGAGATTGCGCAGAACCGCCTCGATCGACGCGGCCGCTCCATAGACCTGCGTCATGCGCTGTTCGGTCAAGTTCATTGTGTGTCCTTTCGTTGTTGGTTGACGAAGTCATTATAACTTCTTTAGAATTGCTGGTTGCCCTGAGTCTATTCACCCGGGCCAGGCGTCCTCAGCTCATCTTCGGCTGCTGCTCGACTCAAGCACGTCTTGTAGAAGCTATTGTATCTTCTTTAGATCAGAGGTCGTCATCGTCATCATCGTCGACCTCTTCGTCTGACTCGACGAGCCGATCGATTCGATCGTCGTCGTAGAGGCGATCGATCTCATACTGCTCCTTGTCGTCGATCTCGTAGTAGTCTGCCCACAGGCTGTCGTCGTCTTCCCACATTGTCTTGGTCCTTTCGTTTTGCTGATAGTGCCATTGTAACATCTTTAGAAAGGCTGCCCGTCTGCAAGGCAAACCTTCCACCAGGCCGGATCGCTCTCTTGAGCGACCCGGCCCGACGCATCAGCGCTTGTAGAGGTAGCTTCCGTACGGATCCCACTTCGCCTTCAGCTCGGCGAAGCTCTCCTCGTCGAGGAGGTTGTACCGCTCGCCGTTCAGCGCCGGCGCCTTCCAGCTCGCGGCCTTGTAGACGCCACCCGTCTGGGCGTCGATGAAGCAGTGGACGTGTCTGTTCAGTCCGCAGGTGACGATGCGGATGTACTTGCGTCCGCCGTCCATCTCGAACGTCTCCGGCGTGAGTCCGGGGTGCCGCTCGGCGAGGAACGTCACGTTTCTCGCGTTGATGAACTCGATGAACTCGGCGATGGCTTCGAGCACCGCCACCTTGTTATCCTTGGTGATCATTGTTGTGTCCTTTCGTTTGTGCCAGCGGTCGCTGACAAGATCATTATAACTTCTTTAGAAAGTCAGATCCCCTCGTTCACAAACTTGCGGTGGTGATCGATGTGTTCGCGAGATGAATGGGCGAATCCGAGTTCCCACCCGGAATACATGCACTCGAGAAGAAGAGCGCAACGCGTGAACGCCTCGGCAAGGGTGTCGAAGACCTCGGACCAATCATTGGCCACGTAGTCTGTCCACCAAAGTTCGACCTTGTCTCCCTCGTGGATGTATCGGATGATGATCTGGACGTCTTCGTACTTTGCGTTGAAGACCTCGAGTTCGGTAACGTACTTCAGTTCCATGTTGTGTCCTTTCGTCATGTGTACATTATAACTTCTTTAGAAATGCCGGGCGCACCACAGTGTCGTTTGAGACGCGCTAGACGCGCTGTCCCCGGCAGATCCAATTGTATCTTCTTTAGACTGTCGTCTGGGGTCGCACGTCGACCGAGTGGCCGATGAACCGATCGAGGATTCGCATGCGGGTGTCCGACGGAGTCTCGCCCTCGCGGCAGGGAATGAAGTAGTTGATGCAGTGTCCATTGACCCTGATCTCGAGGGTGATTCGGCTGCCCTCCCACTCAGTCATCTCGATCTTGAAGTCGATGTCTCGTGAGGTATGGACGTTTGTGGTTGATGATGTGCTGTACACGTTTCGTGTCCTTTCGGTTGGTTGTATTGTCATTATACATTGTTTAGAATCCGACCCGTCTGCTAAGCAGATGTCCTACCAGGCCGGACTTTGAAAAATGCGCGAGCGCCGGAAGAGAAAGGACATTATCTCCCGGCGCTCAAGCGCTCATGTTCTCTTCACTTTGCAGCGGCGTTGAGTCTTTCGATCAACACCGTGGTGAAGAGAGTAGTTGCGCCGGTATCGACGTTGATACCGACGATGGGATACTTACGACGCTTGGCAGCGATGCCACCGAACACGTAGGTCTCGCCACGAGACTCGAACGTCGTACCGAGCGGCGCCGTCAACGTGACAGGCTTCCCAGACACGACGTCACTGAACCCGAACTTGGTGTAGTACTGCGCCTCCTGGCTCTTGAGGTTGACGCCACCCGCGCCGAGTTCGACGGGGGACGACTCGATCTTGAGTTGGTAGACGTCGCCGTACCCAGTTCTGCACGTCGGCTCTGCCATTCCGTGCTTCCTGAAGATGTCCTCGATCGCCGCCTTGATCTCAGCGGTGATCTCGGTTGCCTTGTCTCTTTCGACCGTTGCCATTGCTTGTCCTTTCGTTTGGTTGTAAGTACATTATACTTTCTTTAGATTCCAGACCTGCGTTAGCAGATCTGGAACCCGCCGCACGACGAAAGAAACTTAGCGAACTCTCGCACGTTCTCTTCCGTGAACGGATAGTTGGCCTCCCACGAGGGAGACTTGCCATAGCCCTGGCAACCGTTGCACCATCCGTGGGCTCTGCCCACGACGATGGCGACGTCGTTGCCGAGCACCTTGTCAGGCATGTGCATGCCGACACCCACCTCATCCGAGCGAATCCCGGTGGCGTTGCAGTACGCGCAGTCGTCCATCGGAATCGAGGCGATGCGCTCGTTGTACGCCTTCTCATACGCGGCGACCTCACCCGAAGCGAGCTGATCGAAGAGCACGAGAGCGAGAGCCTCGGCGCCTTCAGCGTTCAGTCCTTCGCCATCGTTGTAGTGCCCATTGACGCCGGCGGTGAGCTCCGGTGCTGCTGCGCAGCAGAAGTCCCACAGTGGTCGCCAGTACCACACGTTGTTGCGGAAGTACTCCCCAGCCTCGTCGACCGGAGCGACTCCATACACGTCCATTCCCATTGTTGTTTGTCCTTTCGTTTGGTTGTAAGTACATTATACTTTCTTTAGAAAGTCGCGGCCGCAAGACCACCCCTAGCCCAGGCATCCCTGCCGCGTTGTTATACACGGTTTCGGCCGACGGGACTTATAGCGGTTCTGCCTAGCTTAGCCAGCGCCTCAAAGAGGCAACGTCTGGCACCGCGGAGCTCTCTTATCGATACGTCGTCGGCATCATCGAGCAGACGTGCTCGAACGTGAGCGTCACGAGCGGGCGCGAGAGCCTGTTGTGTCGAAGCTCGCCGTAGTTGTACACCTCGACGACTCGGTCGAGCCACGACACGATGAGCACGTCGTCGTAGTCCGGCATCGTCATCTCATCGAGGTCTGCGCTGAGACCAAAGCCGGTCTCGTTCGACCACTGGCTACCGACGATCGTCGAGACGGCGATGCGCGTCGCGTAGGTCGTATCGTCCCAGCGATTCTCCGCTGCCTCGATTGCTCGAGCGGCGTCGATGTATCGCTCCGATCCGCCCCAGTGCGCGTACAGGAAGACCGGCATGCTGTCCTTGCTCTTCTTGAAACCGATGATTGCTCTGTCACCCATGATGTTGTCCTTTCGTAGTTGGTGATAAGTACATTATACTTTCTTTAGATTGCTGCCGCGGCCGGAGCCCAGCCATCGGCCTCGCACAGGAGCAGCCCGGCAAGCCCTCCGAAGCCTGGCTCGGCTGTCAGCTGATCGCATTCATTGAGAACCTCGGACTCGAAGAGCGCGAGACCGTTCTCGCTGAATCGTCCTGCCGGCTTCTTCATGAACCGCGCGGCCGGAGATTCGAAGACGCTGAACATCGTCATGGTGTATCCTCGCGGATCCCTGCGTGCGGCGAGCTTGTAGACCGTCGCCGTGTAGCACTTCGCGTTCTTGACGTGCTCGATGACGAGGTCAATGCGGGTATTCCAGCCCGGGTCCTTCGCGTCTTCGATGGCGGGGCCATCCCACGAGTAGGTGACCTTTCGGTCGCGGGCGATGCGTGTTGCGTTCTTGGTGATCATTGATTGTCCTTTCGTTGTAGTTGTATGATCATTATACTTTCTCTAGAAACGAAGCTGCCCGGGTGGGAAACTCATCCACCCGGGCAGTCGATCTCAGACGAGCTCGAGTTCGCGCGAACGCAGCTCGGCTGCGTACACATCTCCGCGCCACGAGTTCGAGCCGAAGGCGATGTCGCCCTTGGCGAGCAGGTCGACGGACAGGACCGCGACGCACTCCGGATTACCGTCGAACACGATCGCGACCTTGACGTCTCCACAGTCGTGGTCGTCGATGAGATGCACGGTGAACGGGCAGCCCCAGATTCCGTTGCGATGGTGATCGCTGTTGATGATGTCGATGTTCATTGATTGTCCTTTCGTTGTGGTGAGATCATTATAACTTCTTTAGAAAGACTCAGTTCGCGCTACACGAGCGCGAACCGAGCCTCCTTCGTCTCGTCGACGCTGGGCGCGCCCTCGAGCGTCACCCAGACGTCGAAGTGGCGGAACACCTCGCCGGCGATCTCGATCGTCTGATGATTCAGGACGAACGCCGGCGAGCAACCGCAACTGCATCCGGCAGTCTGCGACCAAGGCATGGCCTCGAGATCGATGCCGAACCCGGCGAGGTTCTCGCGGATCGCCTTGCGCCACACCTTGAACGGCCGACGGCGACGATTCATCAGGTCCTCGACGCAGTCGAACTCGTTGCTTGCGTGGACGTACATGCGCGGCTTAGAGTGGTAGCCACGATTGTCGCGCCAATCGTATTGCCGCTCGATGACGGTGATCTTTCCGTCGGCGATCGGCGTCTCGATGCGCTTGCGTGTGTCTTTCATTTGGTGTCCTTTCGTTGTGGTGGTGAGATCATTATAACTTCTTTAGAAACCGCTACCCTGGGTCAGAGACCCAGGGCGGCGCGAAGGCGACGGGCGTCGTTCGGCGAGAGGCCGTCGACGAAGATGACGGCGGCCGCCATGTCCGCCACTGTCTCGTCCAGTGCCTCTCCGGAGTACTCCTCTTTGCACTGACTGATGATGTCTCGGGCGAGTCGTTTGATGTCGTTGTTGGTCATTGCGTGTCCTTTCGTTGGTGGTGAAGTCATTATAACTTCTTTAGAAACTCAGACTGCGGCTCCATCGATCCGACGTGCATTGGCCGGCAGCGCGATCCCACGCTGAGTCATGCCGGCGATCTCCTCGTCGTCGAAGTACTCGGCGCCGTAGAAGTGGGAATGGCCAGCGGCGCATTCCCAGCCTTCGTCGGTGCGAGTGACATCGGCGCCACATTCGCTGATCAGATCGCTGGGCGAATCGGGGTACCACCCGAAGTCGGGGTCAGAGGCGTAGGCCTCGTCCACCCAGCGCGGGGTTCCGTGGATGAGCCACGTGCAGGCGTTCATTTGGTGTCCTTTCGTTGTTTCCATGAGTGCATTATAACGTCTTTAGAACGGTACCCGTCTGCTAGGAATCAACTGCCTAGCAGGCCGGACATCGCTCAGGGACATCTATAGAAGTTCTGCCGCTTATGCTCGACGTAGGGGCGATGGCAACGGAAGCATCGATCGGCTTGCTGCTTACGAGTCAATCGCTCGTCACGCTCCTGCTGCACCTCGTCTTTGTTGTTGCGCCGCTTGCCAAGTTTGTAGGCAGCTATGATAGTTAGTAGTCCCATGCAGTCATTATACATTCTTTAGAAAGGCATCCGTCTGCAACTCTGGTCTTCTACCAGGCCGGACTTGAGATTGGAGCCGGTCCGGGGCGCGGAAAGGACAAGAATACGCTAACCCCGGACCGGCGAACCCAGGCCTCTCTCAGCTTGCCGCTGAGAGGGCCTTCACAGCCGCTGCACCGATAGCCTTGGCTGAACCCTTGAGGTCCAGGTCAAGGATCTCCATGGCGGCCTTGGTGTTCTTCAGCAGGCTCGCCGCTGTGGGCTGGGCACCGTACGTACTCGGGAACGACAGCCACACGACGGCGACACCGTTCTGCTCGCACGCGGCGACCCACTTGCGGACAGCCGACTTCTCGTGATCGGGGTACTCGCCGTCGCTGACGACGACGAGCAACCGAGCACCCGAGCCGTTGAGCAGATTGAGCCCACCGTCAAGTGCCTTGAACGCTCGGTCGAACTTCTCGGTCATGTCCGGCGCGGTGAACACGCGAACGCGGTCGAGATGCTGACCAGGCTTGAGCGTCGGGAAGACGTCGTTGCCGAAGTACACCATCGCTGAACGACCCTGCACTCGACGCGTCGCCTCGCTGAGCACCCACGCGAGTGAAGCCATCGGCTCCATCGCGCCGCCCATCGAGCCGCTGATGTCGACCATCACGCCGATGTTGAGCGTCGGGTCGTCGACGTGCTTGCGCTTCGTCTGACGCCACGGCTCGCTCTTCGTCATGATGCCCTTGCTCTTGAGAGCGACACCCTGCACCGCAGCGCGAGTGCGCAGACGCCCGGGAGGGATCTCCGAGGTGACTTCGGTCTCGTCACGATCGCGATACTTCGCCTTCTCGAGAAGCTGCGCGAGCTGCACCGCAGCGACTCGTTCGTCGCCGCGCGGTGCGCGCTCTTCGTTCAGCCTCGAGTACGACGTCGTTGTCGGCATCTCGGATGTCCCTGAACCGAACACCTTCACTGCCTCGTTGCGTGCCTCCTGCGCAGTCTTCGCCGCGTTCTGCTTGGCGCTGACCTGCTCGGCCCACTCCTCAGACATCTGAACGTCTGCGAGGTCGCCGAACGCTCCGATGAGAGCGGATTCAGCACCTTCCTCGAGAGCCTTGGCAAGCGCCTCGGCGAACTCGGACGGAGTCATGCCTGCGCCGTCTCCGCCCTGCGCCTGGTCGGGCGTAGGGTCGCCGTTCTCTTCAGCAGCCTCGGTGACGATGCGCACCCACTCCTTAGCGAGCGGGTACATACCTTCAGCGACGCTGTGCTGATCGTAGCGCTGCGCCTCGAGCCAGACCTGACGGAGCGCCTCGAGACGAGAAGCACCGAGCTTCGACTCGATGACGTCGTGCAGTTCGCACACGTCGCTCTCGTCGCAGGACCCGGCGTCGACGCGGGCAAGCGTCAGAGCAGCGATGTCGGCTGCCATGACGGTGTCCGAGTCTGACTGAACGTTCGCCACATCTGAGATGACGAGGTCGAGCACGGTCGATCGCAGGAACGCCGCGTTGTTCGGGAAGCGCTCGAGACCGTGACTCTCGATGCGACCTTCCTCGAGCATGACGAGTGCACGGAACTCAGCAGGCGACAGGTCTTTCTGCGCCGGCTCGAGTTCCCACTGCGAGAAGCGTGCGTGCATCGCCTCGTGGAAGATTGCTCCGGTAGCACGAGGAAACTCGTACTGCACTTCGCGGTCCGAGATGTCGCCGACCTCCGCCGGCGAGACGTCGTCGCCAAAGCACTTCTCGACGTTGACCTCGACCTCCGCGGTGTGCGGATTGAAGAACGCAGGGTGACCCTCGGCGGCGTTCGGACCAGCGAACGCTGCGACGTCGAAGCGACCTGCCCACGAGTTCACCATCTTGCCGATGGCTGCACTCACGCCAAGCCACTCGGGGTGGCTGACGCTCGGCGTGGTCTTCTTCTTAGAATAGTTGAATTGTCCCATGATTTGTCCTTTCGATATGTGGTGGTGAGTTCATTATACTTTCTTTAGATTCTGCATTGGCGGGCCAGCCCACCACAGACTGGCCCGCCGCAGGGCTGTCAGACCTTGGAAGGCAGACAGGGCTCGCCGAACACTCGAGAGAGCACGTCGGCGACGACCGGACGATCGATCTCCGGCGCGGCCGCCAGCAGATTGCTGATGGCGAACTTGGTGCCGAAGGTCGTCGAGATGTCGCGGAACGCCAGGAGCTCGCGCATCTGCGGGGCCCACGAGACCTCGCTGGACTGCTGCTTCTTGCTCAGGTTCTGAGCTGCGGTCACGACGGTGGTCGGAGCACCGAGCTTACGCGCCAGCGCCCAGTCGGTCGTCCACTCGGTGTGGATGGCGAACCGAGACAGAAGAGCCTCGGACAGCCGCACGCCGGGAGCGTTCGGGTTGGTCGCCGCGATGACGTAGAAGCCAGGCGCCGCCTTGACGGTGCCACGCTCCGGATTCGCCGTCACGGTGTACTCCTGACGACCGTCCATGAGGCCGTACACGATGGAGAGCACCTTCGTGTCGATGAGACCGATCTCGTCGATGAGCAGCGTGCCGCCGGCTTCCGCCGCCTTGAGCAGCGGCCCATCTTCCCAGATGAACGAGCCACTCGGCGTCTGAACGTAGCCGCCGACCAGGTCGGACACCTCGGTGTCGCCCGAGCCGAGCACGGTGAAGAACCCGCCGGGCTGGTCGCAGAACGCTGCCTCGACGGCAGCAGTCTTGCCGCAGCCGGGAGCTCCGTAGAGAAGAGCGTACTGGCGCTTCTCACGAGCGGTGCGAAGAACCTGGATGTCGTCGTGCTCGCCCCACTTGCGGGTGTAGTACACGTCGCCGTTGGGTCGGACGAACTTGGCATCTGCCTTCATCGCATCGGTGGTAGTCATCGGCACGGGCTTCTTCTCCTTGGCCTTGCGCGGCGCGACTGCGCGACCGGCAGCATTTGTCATCGCTGACATTCTACCGTACGCTTCGGAGTCGAAAGACTGCGACATGACGTCGGCAAGCGCCGGCATGATTCCGGGCCCGAGCTTCGAAACTGTGGCACTGACTGAGTATGTGGTGGTGGTCATTTGTTTAGTCCCTTCGTTGTGGTGGTAAGTTCATTATACTTTCTTTAGAATCAGAGCACGGTCGTGGCCGGATGAGGCCGAAGCTCGGCGACGTACTCCGTCGGAAAGCCGAGAGCCTTGCGCGCCTTCCAGATGCGACCCAGCAACTTGTACGGGGTCTTTCCCGCGGCGATGTCGTCCATGTCGGTGGCGACGACCTCGACGGAGACCGGGACCTTGAACAGCGTGTACGAGTTCTTAGCCAGCGACTCGAAGACCTTGTCGATCGAGTTCAGCATCGAGTCCGTCACGATGCGATTCTTATCGCTGGTCGAAAGCGAGCTCATGACCGTGCCGGCGGGGACGGCGGAAGCGTAGACGGACGCCAGCCGGGTAGCGCGTATCTGCGCCCACTGCTTGCGAAGAGCGCCGGTAGCAAGACGACGACGGTAGACGCACACGGGCACGGTGTTGCCGTTGCTGACTTCAGCCTCCGGAGTGATGATGAGTTGTGTGGTGTAGTTGTGGGTCGCAGTCGTGCGAACGAACTCGAAGTAGAGCGCGTGGCCGACGACCATGGGGTTGTTTGTAGATGTCATTTGGTTTGTCCTTTCGGTTTGTGGTGGTGAAGACATTATAACGTCTTTAGAAATGAAGCCGGCGGGAGGAGGTGTATAGGGACACCTCGCTCCCACCGACGTCTCACAGCGCGAACGCTCGGGGGCTTGAGCTACTTCGTCTGGAGAATGGTGTACGGCGTCTGCACGTACGTCGCCTCGAAGGCTTCGGGGAAGCCGGTCTTGAGAAGATCGCGGTCGATCTTGCTCGTGACCCTCGAGACGATGCGCACGCGCTCGACACCGTTGATCGTGCCGACCTCGGCGTCACCGAGCATCTCGCGGAGAGCTGCCTCGGCTTCGGCCTTCTTGCCTTCGAGGGCCTTGATCGCTGCCTTCGCGTCGTTGAACGCGACGATCAGCGCCTCGGCCGACTCATCGAGCAGGGCGGTTTCTTCGGTGACGGCGACCTTGGTCGTCGTGGTGGTGGTGGCGGTAGCCATTGTACTGTCCTTTCGTCGTTCCAGCGGTTGCTGGTGAGTTCATTATAACGTCTTTAGATTTGACTACATCTGCCCATCGACCCAGAGTCCTGGGAAGATCAGAGGCGCGATGCAGTCGATACAAACCGGCCATACCTCTTCTTCAAGAGACATGGTAGATCCGTATAGGACAGCACACGGGACGAACACGTCGTCCAGTGGCCCAACGCTCAGACCACAGTTTTCACACTCAGTAGCGCCAATGGCGAAGTCAAAGATTCCGGCATTGGCGCTCTTGAGCGCGTCTTCTGCTGACTCGATCATGTAGAGGTCGTATGACTTCACGACCTCAATCTATCAGGGTCGTCTCAGCTAAGGATCTTCTTGATCGAGGAAAGCTGCGCCTCGAGCTCGGCGATTCGGAGCTTGAGATTGAACACCTCGAGGCTGTCCGTCTGCATCGTCGTTGCCTTACCAGGCCGGACAGTCTTCTTGGTGCTCTTCTTTCGCTGCTGGTACGCGTTGTATCCGGCGCGGCGTGCTGCCTTTCCAAGCGAGCTGACGTCGATTCCGGAGAACACGGCAGACGACTTACGAGCCGGAAGCTCGGGACCGCCGGCCCAGTACAGGCGAACGCCGTAGTGATACGCGATCGCTCCACGGGCAACCGTATCTTCCTTGTTCTCGAGACGTGAGAACACTGTTCCCTGACTCTCGAGTAGCTGCAGCACGGAGTGCACGTGAGACGTCGTGTACTTGACTCCACGCTTCGCGTTGATCTGCTCGGCGATCTCTCGAGCCGTCACGGGCTCGGTCGCTCCACGAAGAGCGTCGAGGATGATCTTTCGAGTCGCCTCGCCTTTGTGCAGAATTGCATTCTGGTATGTCATTGTTTTCCGTCCTTTACGGTGTTGGTAAGTTCATTATAACCGCTTTAGATTCGGTTGTCATGAACTATTATAAATTTCCCGGTGAGCCGGTAAGTTCATTATAATTGCTTTAGAAACTCAGTCGACGACGCTAAATACGCCGGACTCGGCACCAAGCCTCTCGAGGTTGTTCCGGTTGGGAATTCCGTTCGCGTCATCACCGACGTGGCCGGTTAAACGCTGCCATCGGGCAAAGGCGACACGGGTCGAGTCATCGAAGAGCGCCGGTACGTGATCGTCGAGATCGACGACCCGCTGAAGAGCGAGCTGGACGTTTAAGATATCTCGTCCACGCGCTCCAGGTTTTACCTTCATGGCACTGACGAAAACGATGCCCGTCTGCGCTCCGAAGGTCCTCCCAGGCCGGGCATTGAAATCTGGCCGACAGAACGCGGATACGTCGTGATGTGACCGAACAAGCCGGCGGATCTCGCCGTTCACCGCCTCGATCGAGACAAAACGCTTTCGATTACGCCACTCGGACGTGTCGACGACGATACCGAGATGAGGCATCGAGAACGGATCGGACGAGATCGTCGAGAACGAGAAGAACACGACGTCTCCAGGCATCGGCTCTTTCCTTGCCCGTCTGCGTCTCAGTAGTTCTGCCAGGCCGGAAGGTGAGTAGACGCACGCCGGCAGGCTGTGAATCGTCAAACCAGAGTCAAACGCGACGCAGTCGACGAACGCACCGGACCATGGAGCTGAATGGCTATTATAACCTGCCCGTCTGCCAAACTCAGACAGCCCACCAGGCCGGGCCTTGTAGCCAACGTATTTTTCAGCCGTGGTGATGAATCTATTCGTAAGCTCTAGTCGACGCTGTCTTCGAGAGAGCTTGCGTCGAACATCTGGTTCAACTCCTGAAGTAGGAGCGTCGCCTCGTTCGCTCTCGCCGTCGTCCGAATGTGATCTTCTCTCGTCGTGCATTTTTCAATGTCTTCCTTCAGGCGCTCGATCAACTGCTCGGTCATCGCCGTGACGTTGGTTCTGTTCACTTCTACTCTCCTTGAAGCTCAACATCACTCTCGTCACTTTCCGGTACGGCAACTCCAAGTTCGGCCATGCGAGCAGACGCCTCGATGGCGCCGGCAGCAAGCCGGTTCAGACGTTCGGCGACGATCTGCGCCGGCGAACGCCCATCCGTTACCTCGATCCGTGCGTCAAACTCGACGCCGCCGCGCACGCCGGCGCGATCAAGGATCTCGGTAGATGCCTTCAGGCGAACCGGCTCGGACGCCGCGTTCTCCATAAGATCTTCTAGGACGTCGACCGCGTACGGAGCGGCCTGGGTCAACTTTGCGCGCGCACGTTCGACGTCCTCGCCAGGCTTGCGCTGTAGGGACCCGAGATGAACGCGGCACAGTCCGTCGTCCTTCGGCCGTCCCGAGCTCCACATCATGCACCGGATTCCGTCGTCCTTGACGGCGCGGCAGCGAACCGGCATGGACTTGGGTTCGCGTCTCGAGGAGGTCGGTCCGCCCTCGTCCTGTTCCTTGAGATACGCGCGCGTCGATGCGATTACCCACGCCGGAACGAGGTGATCGGACGCGCTCTCAGCGATGAGATCAAGGCCGGTGATGTAGTCACTGTTATAATAGTCCGGATTCGTGAGAATCGGCTTCTTCTCCGTGAGGGAGATGACGCGACGCGCCTTGTCCATTTCTGGAGAGCGTGCGGCGATGAGACCTGTAGGCACGCCGTTGCTTGCGTAGACCGGGTCCCAGCCCATCTTCGCGCGGCGAAGGATCGAGCGGTTGCCGTAGGTATCCTGACAGATACCTTTCTCCACCTCGTCGATCCCGAGAGCCGCGAGATCCGGGCGCATGCTGATCGGTTCGTCAACCTCGACGATCGGCCGCTCGGCCTTTGACTCGTCGCCGTCACTGAGTTCTAGGTATGACATGCGGATCTCTTTTCGATTTGGTGAGGAGCCCGCCGCACGGGGAGAGGGCAACTAGCGACGGGCCCCTCGAGCCTTGCAGCTCAGGACTTCCGGCCGAACAGACGCTTCCAGATAGAAAGCTTCTTTACCTCGGCGGTGATCTCCTGCGCGGCTGTGTCCGCCCAGATCAGCGCGTCGGTGACCTCGTCAAAGGTGTCCACGACCTCGGCCTTGGCCTCGGCCACCTTTTCGGCGACGGGCTTCTTGGCTGCGGTCTTCTTGGCCGGAGTCGCTTTCTTCGCTGCTGTCTTCTTTGCCGGCGCGGCCTTCTTGACGGGGGTCGCCTTCTTGGCGGCCGCCTTCTTGACAGGCTCGGTGGCTTTCTTCTTTGCTGCCATGTTGTGTGTTTCTTTCTCTCCTAGGGAGCGGTCGCTCCATGTCTAGAACTTGAGGCGTACGGTAATGGTTTCACATCGCCATCTCGGGCGATTTTCGCGAGAGTGGGCTCAGAAGCGTACCTCTCGGAGGCTTCTTGTAAAAACAATGGTACTTTGTAAGTTTTATCAGGTTTGCTGAAGTGCTTCTGCACTAAACGTCAATTTCTTGCTTTCAGCCTGGGCACAGCCAAAGAGAAGCTTGGTGAAGAATGACGTGCTCAAGCTCTTTTTCTTCTCTCGGTCTGTTCATTCCGTTGATCGTGATGTGCATCTGTCCGTGAGAGACACCGTTCTTTATAATGTTGCAATACTGCTGGCCACGCGCGATCATGGCTTCTGAGTTCATGAGTTCACTCGCTCCAGGTATCGCCATGTTCACCTGCTCTATAAAAGAAGAAATGTCTGACTTGGACGAAGCGCAGGACGCTACAAGAGCTAACGATAGAATAATGCGCTTCACGGCAGTGGCATGTTCAACGCGATGTACTCTGCCTTAGCAGATTGATCTGGGCAAAGATTGATGATCCCAGAAAGAACGACCGAGAAGTGCATCTTCCGATCTTCGTTGTCTGTTCCACCCTCGTTGATCCTCTCGACCACATCGGTGTCGTTCATTCCTTCTGTCATGAGTTCACACCAAAGTCTGCCGTACTCAAGCATCGAGTCATTATCTAGCGTCAGGTTTCCGTGAAAGAAGTAGCGGACGTCATCGAAGAAAGCAAACTCTTCTTGGGTATAGATCTTTTCACTAGGCAAGGTGTTGAACTGCGGGATGACCGTAGTCGTGACAAGCGGCGTAAGTGTCGTAGTCGTATTTGAGTCTGCTGCGGAACAGCCGACAGCGACAAGTAGAAGTAGAGGTGCAAGCTTCAAGATTTTCTCCATAGTTTGGCGTTTTTTGTGTATACGGCGATGTACGCTATAGATCCGACAATGAATCCGTAGGTCTTAGTTTGGATAGCGAAAACGATCCAGAGGCATTCCATGACGATCAGCCACAGGAACGCCTCCCAGCGCTTCTTGCCTACAAAGTACATCCCAAGGATACCCATTGAGGCAAGAAGCCACGACCATTGGAGTTCCGTCAAGCGAACTTCCATTGCTGTTCGGGGCAGAAGTTGATGACTGCCGATGCAACGATAGCTGTCGCAAAGGTCGGATCATCCAACGTCAGCAGAGCTGCGAACACGTCACGAGAGGTTGCGCCACCTTGAAGAGTCTGGCACACGAGGTACCCGGCGTCGATCACGTCGGAGTCCGGAATGAGAATCGGACCGTACGAGTACTCGATGTCAGCGATGAACTCATCTTCGTCAGACCAATAGTCCGTCGGCGACGTGGCGATGGGAGCGTCTGTCGTCTTGACCACGTTTGTGGTCGTGTCAGGGGCATCGGTGCTTACGACATAGACCGTCTTGGTCCCACCGCAAGCAGCAAGAGAAACGGTTGCTGTAGCAGCAATAGCAATTTTTCTAAACATCATCTTGTACTTCTTTCTGTGTTTGGTTCTAGCAATATAACAACTCTAGAACTTGAGAGCCGGATGTCAGGATTGAACTGACGACCTACCGCTTACAAGGCGGTTGCTCTACCGCTGAGCTAATCCGGCTAGCGACGACGATGTGGTGCGGATACTTGATTGTGTTCCCGTAGTAGATGCTCAACAAGCGTCCTAGTTTTTTGGTTCCACATCGTCGCCAGCGCCGAGAGCAGGAATCGAACCTGCGACCAAGAGATTAGAAGGCTCTTGCTCTATCCACTGAGCTACCTCGGCAATGGCTTTAGTCTTTTTGTATTAGTTCCCGCGCCTCCTGTAGAAACTTCCCATAGAGAAATCTGTTGTCCAGAAGATAACATGAGATGAAACTTTCGCCGGCGGTCTTCATCTGTTTTCTGATCTCACGGAAGTTCATGAGGTCTGTTGGGTGAGCCTTGATGTACTCGGCTAGCCAGGTCACAGCGCGTTCGTGTGTTGTCTCCGTCATTTCTTACCTTTGTCTTGTTGGTACCGGGTGCAGGAATTGAACCTGCTCAAGGACTTTATAAGAGTCCCTCCGTCAAACCGTCCGGACCACCCGGCATTATTTATATCATCTTTAGAATCAAACTTCGTAGACGGTCTCTTTATGATGCCGAACTTTTACGTTTGGATCTACCATGATCTTGTGTCCGGCACGTTGGGCACGTCCACACCAGGAATAGTCCTCCCCGACGTTGACCCGCATCTCGCTTTCTGGAGTCCATTGAACTTTCCCAATGAGAAACCAGGGGCGTTCGATGCTCTCGAAAACACCTCTCTTCACACATAGAAAACCAAACCCAACTCCTCCAACCTCTACAGGATCTTCGTGAAGTAGAAACTCTACCTTGTTGACCCTCGTCGGAACTCCTCGCTCGTTCGGGTAGTTCACAGCGACGGTCCCTGCTGGGTCTAGAGCGTAGAGACCAGAGATGACGCAGTGATCAGAGAGGTAGAGTCTCATGAAGTCTTCGGGAGTCCACTCGATGTCAGAGTCGATCCAGAACAACTTATTATAAAGGTACTTACCTTCAGCGATCTCGTTACTCTCGTAGTTGTGGTCCCAACGGTCGATCGCGGTAAGCTCTCTGGCCGTAGGGACGAACGACGAGTACTTATTCAGAAAGCCGACGCGCATTCCGTGATTGCAGCAGTAGTTCACGGTCTTCATGAGACTCGAGACATACTCGGCATGGAACATGCGTCCAGGGGTAGCGATCAGTACATCGTAGAACTCAGTCATTGTCATACTTCGAGACTATGAACAGTATCGCGAGCATCGCGAGTAAGAGCAAGAAGTGATCCATCATTATACCTCCACACGACACTTAGGGCAAAGTAGAGCATCGAACCCGGTAGCGTAAGCAACAGACGTCCCTTGCTGAGTTACAGGGACCGGGACTACGTCCTTCGTCTCTGCTCCACAGCGATCACACTTTGGAGGATCGATCCACTTCACCCACAAACCTTCCTTGACGTGCGACAGCATACCAAGAGCTAGAGCGTGAAACGGTCCAGCGCCCGAGGTCTTTCTCAGAAACTTTCTTGTGTCCTGCGCCGTGATCACCGGTCTACACTTCTTGCACGGGCATTCCATTCTCGATGGCTTACAGTACACGATACCGTTCGTTACCGTATGCCGCGTTACGGCGTGACCACATACGCAGATCCGACCGTCTGACTCCTTGTATCTCCGAGATCCCAGAGACTCAAGACGCTCCTCGGCAGCGATCACGTCATCTACAGAAAGACCCATCGCGGCAAGCGCGTCCTCTGCGCTTCCGACACTCTCTTCTTCGTCTTTCTTCATTTTGTCTCCTTGTACAGATCGTTGTGTACAACCGCGTTGTGTACAACTTTCAGATTGATTATACAGCATTCTCTCTTTGATTGACTACCAATACATAAAAAGTTGCCTAATTTTCTTTGTAGCCGATTTTCCGACCTTTCTTTTATAAGGTGCATGCGTACACGTATACGCGTATTAGAAGAAGGATCGTTAATTCAGTTTTATGTATTTATATTCTCCTCTTACTAAGCACTTTTTTCTCTCTGCTCTTTCATTCTGTCTTAGTATCTTCTCGAAGGCTCTAACCCTCTCTTTTTTCTGCGCGCTACTTTTTTGACTTAGTATCTTTTCGTAGCCTCTCTCTGTCTCTCTCCCGAGCGTCTTTACTTTGTACATTAACTTCCCTCTTTTCCTCTTTTTCTCCCTCTCTTTCTTCCTCTTTTTCCTTGCTTTGTACAATAGGGACGGGCTGAAAAACTCACTCTTTCTCCTACTCTCTATAGTCACCTCCTCACCTCTATGTGTAGAATGATCGCATGTCGGTCTTCGATGCTTCACTGTACGAGCACACGATGCGCAAGCTCAACTCGTGCGTTCACACGCTCTACAGAATCGCCGACACGTTACCAGACATCGACGAGATCTCCGACCCGGACGAGAGAGCCGATCTCTTGATCCTCGCCGAGAACCTCATTGACGTCGCCTCGTTTGTCACCGACACCGCCAGGGACATCGCCTGGCTTCACACTCCGGTTCCTGAACCAGAAGAATAAGGTAAAATGCAAAACCACGGACACCGCACGGGAGAGCGGTTTCGGGGCAAAAGAATCGGATACCGAAGAGGATCCTGGATCATTCTCCCGCTAGCGGTTGTAGCCTGGGTTCTACCTACGGCTCCCGCTCAGGCGAATAGCAATCTACTGACCAACGGCGGCTTTGACGGTTCGACCGGGTGGACGGTACTACAGAACGGCGGCTCTGGAGTGCTGTTCAACGGAGCTCTCCGCTTCTCCTACGACACCGGTCTTGTCTCGCAGACCGTGAGTGTTTCCCCTGGAAGAACCCTAAATGTATCATTTACGGTTGACAACAGCCAGTCTAACCGTATTGGTCCCGGAGATCCGATCTCAGATACCTGGACGGCAACCCTCTCATCAGGGGAAACGGCTTCATCCGTCACTAGATCCGTCGCTCACGGCCTCGAGACCTTTAGCCTTTCCATCACCACCCCGGCAGGCTCATCGGACGCCACGTTGACATTTAGCGGCATCGACAACGGCTACTGGGCGGGTCACTACGGCCCGGTTGTTGACAGTGTAACACTTATTTCTACCCTACCCTCAACTCCCGCCAATAACGGTTGTGGCCCGTATCCAGCCATTTCGGTGACCGGGAACACGGGAGGGCCGGTCTGGGGATCTAATCCGTATACCGACGACTCAAACTTTGGAACCGCCGCCGTTCACGCTGGTCTCATCGCGGTTGGTGAAACGGCGATCATCGAGCCCTACGCCGTCGACAACTACCCAAGCTACTCCGGAAGCGCGGCGAACGGAGTCACGACATACGACTGGGGCGGCGCGTGGTGCGGATACTACATCAAGATTCTAGGTGAACCTCTTCCCGGAACTACCACAACGACTACGACAACTCTGCCAAAGGTTCTTGGTGCTCCAACAAATCTTAGCGTTGAGAACACAGAGAGTGGAGTGCTTATCGACTGGGAAGCGTCACAGAGTGATTCTGGAGTTTCTCCCGAGCGATACGCAGTTTCATGGAGCACTGGATCAGCGGGTTGGGGAGTCGCAACAGGCAACGTTGGAGACGCAAACGCGCTAAACACACAGATACTTCTTGGCTATCAACTATTCGAGTCAACGGGAGGTTTGAACACTGAATACACGTTCACCGTTCGTGCCGACAACGACACGCACGGAGTCTACTCACAAGTTTCTCAGAGCGTTACGTTAACTATAGACACACCGGAGGTTCCAACAACATGGCCAGAATCGACCAGCACGACCACCTCATCGACAGATGCCCCGACCCCTTCTGTGGATGTTCCTACGACAACTGCACCTGTCACTTCGACGGATCCTACACCGACAACGATCTCTGCACCTGCGCCTGTCACGACGACGAGTTCGACATCGACAACGACTGATGCGCCCGCCGAGGAAACTACACCGCCGGAAACAACCGTGGCTGAGCCCGAGACAACTGACCCGGCACCAGAAACAACAGACCCAGAACCAGATCCAGGACCAGGAGACGATGTAACCGAGCTCTCTCCTGAAGAGCTTAGTGACATTGAAGAACCAGAGCAACTCGAGGCTCTCATCGACTCAGGCAACATCGACGCGCTCGACTCTGAGCAGTTGTTGTCGATCGTTGAAAACGATGCGTTCACCGAGCTTTCAGCAGAGGCGTTTGGTGAAGTTCTCGATGCAGTGTTCGACGAATCTCTTTCCGATGAAGAGTTTCAAGATGTTTTAGACTCTGTTCTCAGTGCGCCTATCTCAGACGAACAGTTTGATGAACTTGTTGACGCGCTAGGCAGTGACTCCGTCACAGATGAGCAGGTACAGGAAGCCGTTGATCAGATCATTGAAAACGGTATCACCGAGGAATTTGCTACGTCCCTCGCGTCAAGTGCCGACATTCTTACCTCGATCGACGGCGACGCAGCGTCTGAGATCTTTGCCGAGGTTCCGGTGTCTGACCTAACTGACGAAGAAGCAGAGCAGATTGTCGCCGCCGTCCAGGACGCAAGCGAAGAAGTTCGTGAGTCATTCGAGACCGAGATCAACATCTTTGGCGCCGGAAGCCTTGACACGTATGTTCCGATCGGCTCGGCTGTTGACGTCGGAACCCGCCGAGTCGTCATCGCCGCAACGACGGTAGTATCTGTATTGACGGTTGCTTCTCCCCCCTCTTCTCCCGCCCCCTCCTCACCAGGAGGTAGCGGTTCAGGAAGCGGTGGCCCGTCAGGAAGTGGTGGCGGTACTAGTGCTGAGCCCAGTTCCGAGAGGCGAAGAAGACTTCCCGGAGGCCGCTAATGTTTAAGAAACTCATCAACGAGATTCACGCTCTTGCCTGGACCCTCGCCGGTGCTGGCACTGTTCTTATCACTCTCTCCGGCGACACGCGTACCCAAGGCATCTGGATCACCGTCGCCGCTCTCATTGTTCACCTAATCGGAACGCTCATCAAAAAGGATTCGGAATAAAAATGAAAAAGCTATTGCTCGCGTTGTTGTTCACTCCGCTTATTGCGGTGTTCGCTTCAGGCTCTCCTGTCGCTCCCGTTAGCGCAAGCGGAGGCGGACCGATCGTTCTTGACGGTATGGACCCTGTTTGCCACTCGGGATGGGAAGGAACCGGTGCATACATCGGCAACGTGCTCAAGAAAGTGCACGACGGCTCGAGTATTCCGAGCAACGGTCACATCGCGATCATCGGTTCAAACGCTACAACGACCTCGTGCGGCGCGAACTGGGCGACACAGTTGAGCACACAGTTCCTCGCCGGTTTCACGACGGCTCCTGTTGTAGATTTCTACACCACCGACGCTCAGATCAACACGTTTTTCTCGACGACCATCGTGTCTAATCCTCCCGCGGTGATCTGGATTCCCGACAACTGGAACCGTTCATCAGCAACAGAAGCGATCTTTACTGCAAACGCCGAGAAGATTGCTGACTTCGTCAATAGCGGCGGCGGTCTCTTTGCGAACATGGGATCGTACGGTTGGCTGACTGCGCTACTTCCGAACGCTGTCTATAACGACGGTGGTTGCAACGGCGGACCCGAGGCGACAACAGACGGAGCAGCAGATTTCAACCTGACAAACGCTCTCGTTGCAGCGTGCTGGCACGGTTACTTCACCGGAAACGTTGGCACGCTGAAGACGCTCGTTGACTATCCGTACCCTACAGCGTCTGACACTCGCAAGGCAGTATCTATCGGCGGCGGTTCCGTTGCTCTTCCGAGCTCGTTCACTCTGGCTGTTAGCCCCGAGAACCCTCGAGCAGGCGAACCGTTGACCATCACTGCAACCGCTCAGACGCTGGCTGGAGTGCCGCAGGCTGGCGTCACGGTGACAATTACGGTTTCCGCCGGTCCCGACGCTGGACAGGTTCTCACGGCCACTACAGACGCTAGTGGTGTAGCAACGATCACTGTTAACACAGCCTCACAAGGCACCGCTGTCTACACCGCGACAGCTACGGTGAACGGCGTATCGAAGACAGTGTCAAAGACAGTGACGTGGGATCCGCCGGCTCCAACTACAACAACCACACCGGCCCCTACAACTACGACTGAGCCGACAACAACTACTACTGAACCTGTGCCCACCACGGCGGCTCCTACAGTGACTGAGCCACCAACCACGGTCACTCCTTCGCCTGAACCAGAGCAACTTCCAGTTACCGGGTCTGATTACTCTGGGCTTATCGCGTTCGGTCTGCTTCTTGTTGTTCTTGGCGTATACTCGGTGAGAAAAGGCAAGTAATTTTCTCTCTGCCGCACATTATTTTGCCTTCACATGTATAATCACTGAAGCGGCTCAACGCCGTGCAGTAGACTACACATGGAGAAAGCAAAATGACAGAGATCACCTCTGAAGATCTTATTGAAACGTACGCAAGTTTGATCGAGCCTCACCTTGAGCTCGCGAAGCGCGCGTACGGAGCAAAGACCCAGAACACGCCGGCCCACCATGCCAGTCGTGAGTACACCCGTCTTCTTGTTGAGTTTCACGAGAACGGCGGAAGTTTGATTAAGCTCGCGAAGAGGATCGGTGTTTCGTACTCTGGAGTGCGCCGCCGTGTCTTTACATCAAACGTTCCGTCCGTGAAGACAACAAGAAAGCAGCGGTCACTGATCGACCAAAAGATGATCGATGACGCGGCGGCTCGAGTGACAAACGCTAAGATCGTCAGCATCGAGAAGTATCACGAGCAGCTTCACAACGAGTACTACAGCGGTATCCCGATGAACGTTCTTGCCAAGGCTCTTGGTATCTCGAATGCTGCGCCGTTGTATTACGGAATTCAGCGTCACTACAAGCGCGTGCACGAGACTGCCTGAGTCTACCGGCCTTGGACTTTCAACAGGAATACGACGCGTCGTACGAAGAAACGTTACGGGTCATCGCGGACGTTCTTGATTCAGGAGTCGCAAGCGTAACTTTTAGTCCCGACTTTCTAAGAGACCTTGCTGACGAGTTGTCACGTCTTCGGACGGTCAACGAGGAGTCCAGTTCGACAATCGCGACTCTTCAGCAATACACTAAATACTAGATACAGCATTGAACGGAAAGACGAGATGATTAGAACTATCATTGTCACTACTATTCAAACCGTTGTTGGCTTTTCAACAGGGTTGATGCTAGCAAGATACCAGTCAAGAAGGTTTGGCAATGACCGATGACATCGTGATCCGACTACGCGATATTGCCCAGTTGCGTGGCGACATAAGTGGTCGTATTATCCCCATCGCGTGCACGGAAGCCGCCGACGAGATTGAACGACTACGACAAGTAGGCGATGCCCTTGCTAAAGGTGTCCGTACTGGCAGGTGGGACGATGCGCTAGACGCATGGGCTGAGGCACGCGGTACGTGACGCCATCGTGTTGCTACAATGATGAATGAAGTCAAACTCTATTAAGAGTTCGTCTTCTGTCGCTCGTCGAATTGATCTAGGATTTCCTGCGAGTACTCTGTACCTTTGTACTTACGGCGTCGCAGGAACTTATCGTTGCGCAGATACCCGGCAAGATATCTAGACTCTTCGTTTTCTCCACCCCAGAAACCAAGTTCGTTGTTTTCACGAGCGTGCTGTCTGCACTGCATCTTGACCGGGCACTGGTTACATACGACCGCCGCTAGTCTTTCTCGCTTGAGCTTAGTAGCTCTCTTTTCAACCTGCGCCGGAAAGAATAACTCCGTCTTACCAGCGCAGATAGCCTGGCTAAACCAAGTGATGTCTTTCAATGTCCCTCTCCTGTTATGTGTTCAGCTCTTAGGCTGTGGTTTTGGTCTTGGTGTCGGTTTCTTTTTTCCGTTGAATACTTCGTTGATCTCGGCTGTTGTTAGCTTGCCGTCATCCATGTAGGCGTTTGCTAGTCCCTCGACCACGAACGCTACACCACCGATTCCGGCCATCAGCACTGCCTTCCACAAAGGAATTCCAGCAACTGCTCCGGCGCCGATTACTCCAAGACCGCTGGCAGCGAACTTGGCGACTATTCTTGTAACGATATGCGTGAACTGTTCCATGAGAGGGCTCTCCTAAGTTGTGTGCCCTCCCCAGGACAGTTACATCATATCTCACTTGGAGTTATCCTTCACGAACTTGATTTCACAGGCATCTGTAGTGCAGTACGACTCGCCGATAGCATCGGCGGCCATTCCAGCATAGACCCCCGAGAAGTCGATCGGAAAGAGGTTCATTGCCGCCTTCTCGTACTCCTCCTGAGTGATCTGAGTGTATGGCATCTGCGGATAGGTGAAGTTACCCGATGGCAGGAACGACACCGTCTTGAGCTGACCGTCATACATGTGTAGCACGGTTCCAACGTGGTCGGACTCGGTCTCCGGATCAAAGGAGATCGTGACCGATACCGAGTTGTCGGACCAGTATCTCTGAGCGGTAGCGGCCAGTGACATCTTCTCAAAGATGGTGACGTCTCGTTCAGCACGCTCGGCTCTTGACTTGATCGGAAAGAATACGACCGACGTCGTGTCCGGAGACTCGCTTGCCGGCTCAACCTTGTAGTTCGCCATCTTGAATAGCTGAACCATCGGGTCGTCGTTCGAGAAACGAATAGCACGCATGAAGAACTTTCCACCAGGAGTCCAGTGCACTCCAGGAGACTCGCCGGCAAGAATCGACACGGTGCCTGACGGCTTCACTGTCGTCATCTTGATCGACTCACGGATTCCTAACCACTCGGAGTACGTAACGTCGTAGTTCTTGATCGTGTTATATCCGGCGTCCATCCACTCACGAAGAACTGGCATTCCGACACGGTCAGCAAAGTTAGCGACACCCGACATCGACGTTCCGATGCGACGGTTGCGCTGCATGATCGCGTTTGTCTCCTCCCAGTGCGTCGGGAGAAGTGTGACGGTCTTCGCATAGAGATACGCAAACTTGAGCGTGCGCTTGTAGTCCTCGAGACTGTCGTGACGATTTAGATATGTCTCGACAAGCGTGCAGCACTCGTACGACTCGAGCGACTGTTCTGCGCACGGGTTGTATCCGGCTACTCGATGGTCCTTGTTGTTGATCGGATCAGCAAGACGACCATACTTGCGCGACATGTCTAGCCAGATGACGCCAGGCTCTCCATTCAGCGCGATGCCTTCTACGATTCCGCTCAGGTCTTCACCGACGCTTGTCGTCACGGAGTTGTTTGACATCCAACCCCAGCCTGGTGCAGCAGGGTCGTATGAGTTACGCTCGGGAAACTTCTCGGCGTTCTTGAGGTTAAGGAAGTTCTCATCGTCAAGACGACCGAGCAACAGCTCGGCTGAACGGCGCACGTTGCCAGACACTACACAGACGCCGATGAGATTTCCGATGTCGGCGATATCAACACGCGTAAGCTTTTCGCCACCGCGTCCATTGAATAGTCTGCGGATGTGATTATGTAGTTTCTCGAGTGGCTCGTGCCCGGCGGCTGTACCGCCAAACGTCTTGATCGGTGCACCTGCTGGGCGCACAAGGCTGTAGTCAAAATCGATGATGTTCTGGTCTGGCTTTAGATATGAGTTCAACAGCAACGTCGTTGACTCGACCCAACCTTCACGGGTGTCCGGAACTTCGTAGACGTGATTGTTAGGGCCAGGCTTGTAGATCGCAAAGTCCTTGTCTGCGCCAAGATCGTCGAACCCTACACCGACACCGAGCATCGACGCTTCCATAAGAAACGCGAATGGTTTAGCAGGATTTGCCTTTGTCATCTCGCCGGTTGAAACGAATGCGCAGTTCTGCAACGCAGCCGAGTTGCGATGTCTGTTCACAAGCTCGGTACCCATCACCCAAAGACCGCGTCCGGGTGGTGTCCACTTCAGATTGAATAGACGATCAAACGCGTCCTTGGCGCTTGCCTGCGCCTTCGAGTCGTTCCACGGCAGACGGTTTGTCTTACAGTGATCCTTTTGAAGCGAGTACATTCCGTTGATCACTCGCTCGCAGACGTCAACCCAGGTTTCCTTTGTCCCGTCTTCCTTTAGACGAGAATACGTGCGCAGAAACGTGATCTCACCCACGGAGTTGCCGGCGGCGTCTGCGTAACCAAACGGCGCTTTCTTTTCTCTATAGCCGGCAACGAAGTCCTCACTGATGCGGAAAGAGAAAATGCTAGACACGATTACACCTCATTGTTGTTTGTAGCGATTAGTGAATTAGTTCGCCCGAAAGGCTTCCAAGTATTTCAAGGCACGTCGGGCACATCGGAAAGCCAGCCTCGTCTCTTGACGGAACCCATATCTTCCCGCAGAGAGACGCTACAGCGGAGCCGTTGTTGTACGACTCTACAGCGTCTTGAAGCTCTACAAAATGAGAAAAGAGATCGTGATCGCCCGGTTCAGATCCAATTGAGTGGATCTTTACGTGGTTAACTAAATCTGACATTCTGGACACCAGTAGAGCTTTCTTCCATCAACGTTTGACTGTTCAATCTTAGTATTGCATATTCTACACGGAAGTCCGGTACGCTTATAAACGTAGCTGAACTGCGCGTGACCGCCAATTGCCGCTTCTTCACTGGTTAAGTACTGCGGGTTTACGGTCTTTATGACGCCGTCAACTGCTCCAATACGCAAGAGCGCTCGAGCGTCGCACCAGATCTCATCAAACTCGTCTCGACTTAGTTTATTGCCCGGCATCATCGGATCGATCTGAGCCCTAAAAAGCAGTTCGGCTCTGTACACGTTTCCGACGCCAGCAATGACTGCCTGGTTCATCAATAGAGACGCGATGCTCTTCTTACTCTTGGAAATATTATTCCAAGCCTGATCAGCATCAGCGTTCTCGTGTATCGGGTCAGGCCCAAGCTTTGCAGTGATAAGATGCATCTGCTCTTCCGTGATCAGCTCACACTTTGTAGGACCAACGAGATCAGATGTATATTCGTCGTTTTGCAGTCGTAGCCGTGTTGTATGCGTTGGCTGCTCTTGTGCTGCTTTCGTTAAAGTAAACCAACCATAGAGACCGAGATGCACGTGAACGATCGGTCTGCCAAAGTGAAGAAAAAGATGTTTTCCGTGAGCGCTCGCGTGCGTCATAACCTGGTCGTCGATCTGACGAGCGTACAGTGCGAATCTTCCCTGTGGACTTGACGCCTTGACTTTTTTCCCGGCAAACCACTTTTCGTGGACGGTGGCAAGATGTCGTATCGTGTGTCCTTCAGGCATTGCTCATATCATACAATAACGACGCGCAAAAATGTATGACGGGCAGTCAACTTTCTAAACTTTCTTGAGAAGTTTCAACGCTTTTTTCTGGTCAATAATCGCCAGATAAGACGACGCATCATCCTTACCAAATGAAATAACAAAGTTCCCGTCTTTCTCGATGATTCCTGCAGCGAACTCGATTCCCTTTGAGATGAAGCGAAACGGCTCACTCATCTCGATGACCCAGCCGTTGCGATCAATTCTTACAAAGTAGTGATAGTAGTCTTTCTGTACGTCGTCTACGTATATCTGTCTTTCAACAAGAAACTTTTGATGACCTCTTGAGATAAGCAACTTGTGCATGATCGCGATGTACGTCCCGTCCTCAAGTTCAAGCAGATGAGTGTTTCCTCGAAGACCAGCAAGGTTCTTGTTGTCTAGGAGACGCATGATGACCTTACCGTCTTTGACTATTCCGTTTCCGTTGTAAACGTAGTCAAAGTGTGGAGACTTGTAGTTTGCTGTCATCCAGTTCTTCTCAGGCTTCATCGCGTTGACGCCTTCGTATAGAACTACTTTCTCAACATAGGTTGCCTTGTCGTTGAGGTAGCACTCACAGTATCTTGCTATCGGTATGTTTCGCTCCATAGCGACGGCGGTAAACATCCACCTGCCGTCACGACAAAGCAACTTAGCGTCTTCAACACCGCGGTACAGATCTACTCCACATCTAGAGAAGTCGATCGGTCTTAGGTTCTGCAGCTCGAGATCGTCGCTGAGCTCAGCAAACCAGACGTTGTTTCTAATCTTGTCTCCATATGTCACGCTAAGTTCGCCGTGCGGCAGAATAACATAGTTACTCGAGCGAAACGTAATCGCGTATCCCTTGAAGGGATTGATTCCAATAGACGGGTTGAACGCAGACCAAAGCTTGTCTTCCTTGTCAACCAATCTTCTTAGATAGCGAATCTCGCCTCCGAGCTTTTCAAACGTAGAGTCCAAGAGGATACCGATCTATGACAGGAGATGTTTTCTTCGCTAGCGCGAGTATGTTATCGCCGACGTCTTCTATCTCAAACCCGGCGTCTCGCAGCGCGTTGACAGCCTGGGTCAACCCGTCTTCAAAAAGATCCTCCGTCCACACCTTTGGAGTGAATCCAGCACTCTTTAGAACTTTTATAAGACTCGTCACCGAGTACTCATAGTTGTGACGATGGTACTCTCGGCTTCGATGATAGTGCATAAAGAAGTACGGCTCAAGACCGCTAAGCATCTTTGTGATCCCTCGAGAACTTACGACGTTTGGTGTTGTCAAAAGAAGAGTGCCGCCGGTCTTGAGAACTCTGTTTACCTCGGCAAGCATGAACATCGGGTCGATCTCCATGTGCTCGAGAACTTCACAGCACAGAACCGAGTCAAACGTCTCGTCCTTAACTGGCACTATTGAGTGCTCGAGGTCGACGTTGTAGCAGCGGACCGTCGTGTTGTAGCGCCCCAGCGCAAACTCAACGTCGCTCGTTCCAGCCGTCTGCTCAGAATGATCGCGTAGACGAGTGCCGTGGATTTCTAGGTTTGGCAGAAGATGTTTGGCGACCATCGGGATAAATCCGCTTGTTCCGATCTCGAGCATCTTTCCACTTAGGTTTTCCCTAAAAAGCAGATCCGCCGTCCTGGCCAATCTCGCGGTATGAACGCTGTGGTACTCATCGGCACCCTGAAGAACGTCCCGAACCACACTCTCCACACGTTCATGTATCTCATTGTACGGATCCGTTTTCATTTTTCTATCCTATCCTCTTCGTCCTCTCCCTCGTACACAACAATAACTGCGGCTGAAAAGTGACGGTTTTCATCATGGATTATGATGTTGATTAACCGTTCACCGCCTTCCATAGGAGCGACTACAAATGAGTCTGCCTTTCATCAAACTAGTAGTGCCAACCGCGCTGAAGCAGTACAAGAACGGGCAGTTGCCCGACTCTGTTCTGGCAAAGGTAAAGACCGGCGGACGCATGTATGCTCCGGTCGCCGAGCAGTTCAACGCTATGTATGACGCCGCTCTTGCGGCCGGCTTCAAGTTGAAGAACATCGGAGACTACCGCGGTTTTGAAGATCAACTCAAGATGTTCATGGATCGCTACACGACCACAGATCAAGGCCGTAGCCCACAGGTTACGCGCCAGTACGAGGGCAAGACCTGGTACCTCAAGCCAGGCAAGGCTCCAAGCGCCGCTCCCGATCCCACCGGCGTCAAGGGTTCCAATCACGGTTGGGGACTCGCCATCGACCTTGGTTACGACCAGGGCGGCAAGTTGACAGCGATGGGTGGAGCGTGCTTCGACTGGATGTGTGCGAACGCTCCTAAGTATGGTTTCTATCTTCAGACAGCAGACAAGAACTCCAAGGAGTACGAGGCGTGGCACTGGCAGTACTGCCTCGGCGACGCAACACCTAGCGGCGCGCCTGCTGCAGCACCCGCCGCGGCCGCTGCGCCAGCACCAGCCGCTGCGCCCGCCGGCGGTGGAATGAAGTTTGACTACCCCGGTTCGCCAGTGCAAAAGGGTTCAACAGGCGCGGCCGTTAAGCTCGTGCAGGCGGTCGTTGGCGTAACCCTCGTTGATGGTCAGTTTGGCAACGTTACAGCCGCTGCCGTCAAGGCATGGCAGAACGCGAACGGCCTCAAGGGCGATGGTGTCGTTGGACCCGTCACCTGGAAGAAGATGTTCGGCTGATGGAAGCGATCATCGTCGCTATCATCGCCGCCGTCGGTGGTGTTCTTGCTGCTCTTGTTCAAAAGGGTCGCAAGGAAAACGTTCGCGATCACGCGATGGTCGTCGACGCACTTGGTCGAATTGAAGAAAAGATCGACGGCCATATCAACGACCATGCTGTCGGAAAGTTCCGTGCTAGAAAGGTAAGCTGACGATGGGCAAGCAGAAGAAGTCAAGTGGCAGCAGCGGTTCGCGCACTAGAGTGAATCCGCTGACAGGTGCGACAGAAACTGTCCCTGGCACAAAGGCTGGAAAGAAGAGAACGCGCACGGCTCCTGGCGACCCCTTGCGCACTCACGTCTCTCTTGAAAAGAAGGGCAGCAAAAAGTCTAAGTCTAAATGACGCAGTGAAAATGATTTATCCGCTGTAACTTCGAAAGGAGACTCTTTAATAGGGACGGCTGAAAAATCAAATTCTAGCGTCTTAGTTCTAAGCGCTACCTTAGGGGGATACGGCCGCGGCTCGGAGGTGACCGCGGCCTATCTCGTTTCTACGTTAGTTGTTCAGTCGTCGCAGGGACGAGTCCATGGCTTGAAGCCACAGCGACCTCTTTGGTCAAGTTCGATGTACAACCGCCACGCAAAACCAAAACACGCTACAGGATCGTTTGCAAGTACGACCATCGGACCGTAGACCATCGCTACGTAGTCACGGTGCACCGCTGCGTTAATCTGCATAGCACAGTGATCTGTTCCGTTGTATTGCGGATGGCCAGGCTGCAACGTATTGTCGCAACGAGACTCCTTCCACGCTTCATCAAGAACGTCAGCCATCAGCTCGGGCGGCCAGCCGCCTGCGCGCGCTGCGTCGAACAGTTCAACACACCGCCCGTTTGCGATTACCTCAAGCCGAGCCGCGTCGTACGCAAGCTCCACAGGGTCAGGTGGAAGAGTCGTCGTGGTGGGTGGGAGAGTTGTCGTTGTTGTCGTTGTTGTCGTTGCATAGTCTATAGCGTCAACTCGCACTGGCTGTACGGGCGCTGTCTCTGTAGATGAATCTGTATTATTGACTACTCCAATAATTGCAGCTATCAATAGCGTAGGAACTACCAATATAGCTTTAATTGCTGACATTTTTACTCCGTTCTCTAGTTAGTGCAACGGGTAGCCCAGGGACGCCACCCACACTTGTTTTTTACTTTGCTATAGTTAAACATCGCTAGTCCGGCACGAAGGTTGACTTCAGGGTTAAATAAGTCCTCGCATGTATTGAGGATTCCCTGGTCCTGAAGCCAGCCATTTTTGTTGTACCGGCTTGGGCGACACCAATAGCCGTTGATTTGTATGAGCCCGCGGCTTCCGCCGTTAGGGTCTTTCTTGTTGAAAGAACTTGTGTTGCATCTGCTTTCGCGATACATGACTCGGCTGAGAGTCTTCCACTCTTTTTCCGGCCAACCGACGTTGATAGCAAGATCTCGATATTCGCCACATGGCCCGTACACTAGACGAGCAAGCCCAACCCAGTCAACGCCTGAAAGATCTATCGGAGGCGCCGGCGGTGCGCTCTGAGCGGACACCGTCGACAACTGAACTGCGCCTCCTGAAAGCATCAGACCTGTAAAAAGTAAAAAGGTACCTACAATTTTCATGGCGGGGGCAGTCCTCTCAAAGGGAGCGTATGGGGGCTGTTAACTAGACCTTACCACAATTATTACGGAAATGTAACTATTGACGGTAAATAATGACATCACGCCTAGGTGCACCGTCAAAAATTAGATCAAACTGTTTCTCTTTCGCCACATTTTGTGTGATTTTCCGTGAGAGTTTACCGACCATGGTTTGGTTGGCCCAATGAAGTGAAGAATGGCTGGATCAATCTTTTTAGGATCCCAGTCCTTGTCTCCACAGTCTTCTATGTATGGATTTGCTCTCGTGCTCATCATAAAGTTGTACTCAATTGGCAGCTCTTCATTTTCATCGTCAAATGCAACCGCGAAGACATCTTGATCATTGTACTTGAACCTATCCGAGTAGGTTCTAATTGCCTCTTTAAACATCTGCACGGCGTTGATTGAATTCCACCTTGGCAGATTGGCAACAATGATTCCAGTGTTTATATAACGGCCTTCAGTGCCGTGAAGTCTAAGGTGATGCTCGGGCTCTCTGTGATCAACTACTGCAATTGCCTTCTTTGGCTCGATGGCAAAGAGCTCGGTAAGATCTCGAAGAACAAGAATGTCAGCGTCAAAGTAGTAGGCGAAGTTGATGCCCTCCCAAAGAAGGTCCCCTAAAAGAAGCTTCGCGTACGCGATGATAGAAACATGGTTGTGTGTCGTAAGATCTTTAAGAAGTTCGCCCTTGGCACTTACATCGTAGAACCTAAGGTCTATCCCATGGGTGTCGGCAAGCTTTCTGATCTTAAACTTTGGATTCTGGCTAAGGTTTGCCCCGTGCATAATGTAAACCGGGTACTTCTTACCCGAGAACCCCCACACGTCCAAAATCGCCGGAAGAGCCTTGCCCGCGTACCCATCATCAAGCACGAACACAATTGCCTTTTTCTCATTCATCGCTTCCTCCTCTGGCTATACTACAATAACCGCGGCTGAAAAAATGAACCTAGACGGTACCAATTAGAATCTTCCTATTAAGTGCAGATTAGCTGAAGGAAAATAAAATGGCAGCACAAAAAGGTATCGGAGTTGTTTTTCATTGCTCAGACTGTGACCCCTATGAAGTACGGTCTTACGGCTGGGGCGGTGAATGGCCCGGTTCGGACTGTGGCTATCACCTACTTACTGAAAATGCCAGAAAGTACATCCACGCTCATCCTGAAGAGAATCATACGTGGGAAGACATGATTTCCAAGGAGTGGGATGAAGAAGTAGTACCAGTACTTGCGCCCATAATAGATTTAATAGGCTCTAACATAAAAGAAGGTTATGAAGTAGTAAAAGATGGTGTAGTAGACGCATACAATTGGGTAGATGAAAATGCTTGTAACATAGCGGTGACTGCAGCAGTCTCAGCCGGGGTTGTTGCCTTCTTTACACCAGCACAACCTGAAGGTGCGGCAACGTCATCTGCTCTATCAATTATGGCACAGCCGCTTCTTTATGTTGCAGATATGGCAACCAAAGCCGCGGTAGTAGCGGCAATGAGCGAAATCGTAACGGAGGGATTTCTACTAATACCATTCGTTAGCGAGAGCATTGACCACACGCTATTGAAAAACATAATCTCAAACTGTTTAGCCAAAAGCTTAGATTCAGCAGCTTTGTGGGCAACACCAGCGGGTGTTGGTATTGCAATCGGAGCAGCGGTTGCGCCTGTTATTGCAGATTTGATATGCACAAAAACCTGCCCCGAGGGATTTACTAAAGCGTTTGATGCACATGTATGAGTACCATGTCAAGAGGGTTACAAAGGTCGTAGACGGCGACACGATCGACGTCGACATCGATCTAGGGTTTGATATCACTTTCTCGTCTCGAGTCCGTCTGGCAGGGATAGACACGCCCGAGTCACGGACGACAGATAAGGCAGAGAAGGTTCTGGGCCTCGAGTGCAAGGATTACCTCAAGAAGGCCATCGACTCGGCGAAGTCGATCGTCATCAAGACCGAGAAGCTCGACAGTTCTGAGAAGTACGGCAGAATCCTCGGCTGGCTGTATCTCGACGGAGCGGACAAGTCTGTGAACGAGGCTCTTATCGCCGGCGGATACGCCTGGGAGTACATGGGCGACACCAAGGTGAAGGATTTTGACCTTCTTCGTCAGCGCAGAGCGGCAAAACCAGCCAACTGACGTCGCGATCTATCCACCCTACAAAGTGCCTGGGTGTGGCCATTGATGTGATACGGTATTTCATACATCCTTAACCTTAAGGTTGTATACTTTAAATTGTACAAAAGACCGCCTCTAGGAGCGCAAAGACCGTGGATACAGGGCCAAAAAGTAAGGTAGCTTTATTATACGCCCGAGTTTCGACGTCGATGCAGGTAAACGACGGAATGTCCCTCGATGCGCAGGAGCGCGACTTAAAAAGGGCCGCCGCGTTGTCTGGATACGACGACGTAGAGCTTCTTCGTGAAGAAGGCCGGTCTGGCAAGAGCATCAAAGGTCGTCCGGTTCTTCGCGAGGCTCTCGATCGTCTCGACCGTGGAGACGCCGAAGCGCTGTTCGTCACCAGAATCGACCGTCTCGCTAGATCAACCCAGGACTTCCTCTCGATCATCGACAGAGCCGGGGCCAACGGATGGAGAATCGTGATGCTCGATCTCAACCTCGACACCTCCTCGTATCAAGGCAGATTCGTCGTCACGATCATGTCAGCCCTCGCCGAGATGGAACGTGCCATCATCGCCGAACGGCAGAAGGACGTTCATCGAGATCGCAGAGAAAAAGGTCTCAAGTGGGGAGTAGACCTAGGGCCTAAGCAGAATCTTCCCACAGACGTCGTGAGCCAGATCTTTGAATGGCGCGATGCTGGAATGTCCTACGGGAAGATTGCCGATAAACTCAACAAGACAGAGACGCAGACGGCGCAAGGTAAGAAGTGGTACGCGTCCACGATCAAGTACGTGGTAACTAACTACAAAAAGGAGGGACCGGGAGAGCAATCTACATAGCCGTGCGTCATGCTCAATCCCGGTCCCTGTGGCCTCGCTCTCTCCCAAAAGCGTTGCCAGGCTTAGTTCAAATGTACATTAAGATCTACTGCTCAGGCGTCATTTCTCCGTCTTTTTTGCACGGTCCGTCGAACATTATGATGCCTCGATGAGTCTCCGGCGGAACGTGATCTCCACACTCAATTTGCTCTACGTAGTCAGATCTTAGTGTCACCTTGAGGTTTGTTCCGTCAAGTCTTGTAGTGTCTGGGATCCCAAGTTTTTCAACTTCATCAAGCCACTTTCTAACGTCGGCGATCGTAGCATCGCTGCTGTTGATCATGTATACGCTAGCGGTTCCCGTGACTCTTACTACGGCGCTCATCGAGCAAACCTCGATGCGATCCCCCAGTCAACCTCACCGGTTGACACGGCTCGTGGCATAAGCATTCTTCCAACGATCTCAGCTCGAGAACCAAAGCCGTTGATCTCCATTCCGCGCTCTGAGATCTTGCGCTGGAACGCAATCTGTGTCATCGGCTTTTCGCCACGCTCCTCGCTCCACACGCGGTACACTGCGTACAGAGACTTGATCGGTGTCGTCGCGCCTTCAGACTCCTTTGTCTCTTCTTGGAAGAAGAAACCGATGCGGTCTTCGTTCTTGCGATAGATCTCCGCGGCTTCGCTAACAACAGAGCACCAACCAAGAGCGTCTCTCGCACTCGAGCCGAGAAGTTTGATCGCACCTTCGACGGCCCACGAAAGAACAGCAGGCAACCCGCCTTCGGGGTCGAACAGATAGTGCTTGAGATCTGGGTCAGGATTTTCTGGCACGTTAGTAAGAGGCACGGGACGAATACGTCGCCACATCGCGTCGTCGCTGATGATCGGTCTGTGGTTCGTCGTGATCCACAGTTTTGCGCGTGACTGGAACGTAAACGGCTTTTCTCCAGGTGAACGTGCTGAGATTTCAGACGAACCCGTAAGTTTCTTAACCGAGTTTTCCTTCATGCGCTCTGACTCTGGCAATTCGTCAACCCATACGAGACGTCGTCCACGAAGCTCAGCCCAGTGATACAGATCAGATCCGTGCGACTGACCATCGCCTTGCGCGAGAATGCTTGAGTCAAGTGGCCATGCATACTGTGACGTGCCCATCGCTTTGACGAGCGCTTCAACCATCGTGTTTTTACCGGACCCGGGAGGACCGTACACCAAGAACATGATGTCGTATGTGCGAAGACCAGTCAGTGAGTATCCTGCTGCTTTTTGCAACCACTCCTGCAACTCTCTGTCGCCTCCGGTTGCGAAGTCGATGAACTGTTCCCAGCGAACATTCCTAATACCAGGGTTGTAAGCGACAGGAGCGCGACGAGTGATGTAAAGATCTGGACGACCACGAAGTAGCTCTCCTGTTCTCAGGTCAATAACTCCGTTTGCTACGCCGAGAAGCGTTTCACCGCTGTCCCACGTGTCAACACCGACAAGCACTCTAGGGTCTGATGTTGCGCTTTCAATAGCGTTACCGATACGTGCATTTGACTTCGCTTGCTGCGCCCACTTAATCACTTCTGATTGCTTGTCTGCGTCGTCAAGGTAGTGAACTACCTCGCTCGCGATGATCGGCGCAAGCTTCTTTGATAGCTCGCGCATTTCTAGATTTTCAACGTCAGGCTTCCAGTACCCGCCGTCCCAGTGAAACCAACCTAGTCCTGGAGTGTATCGAACAGCAGGACCAAACGAATCAATGAGTCGTCGTCCATTTCCGGTATCAGTGAGAGTTCGCTTACCAGGTTCGCCACCTTCGTCTTCTCCCAACGCGTCGGGGTCAAGAGGAACATCAATGTTTGTAAGCTTACTCGCAGACGAGAGCGAATCACCGTCAACGACAGCGCTATGAACAGAGCCCCCGATAGTACCAGGGAGAGCTTCAATGCTGTACGAAGACGACGCTGTAGTAGAAGATTTCGTTTGTTGCTTCTTAGGAGCAGATGTTGAAGTTTCACGCGTCTCCTCCTGAGATTTCTTCGCCCACTCTTGAAGACCGGGCCACAGTCTTTCGGTCTTCGGATTGTCAAGAACAAACTGAATAGCACGCCGAACGTGCATCAACAATCCACCAGGGCCTTCGAGCTCGAGAGGAGGACGCACCTTTTCGGCGTTGAATCGAATCATCATCGTCTCGACAGCGAGCTTTCCGGCTTCTGTGTCGACGGGAAACTTGTTTGCAAGAGCGCACGTCAGCGCGTAGATATCAACTGCACGAGAACCCTCGTCGATACCGTCTGACAAGAGTCTGTCGATGTCAATTTTCTGACCACCAAACTCGATGCCATCGAGGAAGCCCCAGTCGCCTTCAGACAACGCTGTCTCAAGACGACGAGATCTCTTTCTAAGCGATGCTAGAAGCTCTTCAGGCGCTTCAGCGATGGGGACCTCCCACGGCGCCTTGCCTTGAACCCATTCGTAGCACACACCGGAGAAATGTCGCGACGGCGCGATAAGCACGTAACCGTTGTGTTTGATGTCGACGCCAGGAAGACCTGACTTCTTGAGGTTGCCGACGAGCGCTTCTGACTCGTCACAGCGATAGAACAGGTGCCGACCACGAATAAGCTTTCCACCCATCGAGTACTCACCAGTAATCGCTTCAACGGTCGGAGGCAACGCGCCTTCAACAAGCGCCTCAAACTTTTCAAACGAGTCTGGCCCGCCTGAGCGTGGATCGATGTCGATGACAAAGAAACCGCTTGGGCGACAGAAAACACTGACGTTATTTTGACTGCTTTCTGGCCACCACGACTTGACTGTTTCAACATCGCTCGTTGCATGAATATTCCATTCCGGAATGCTCGGATGCTTGCCGACGTCTTTCGGCTCGAGGTGCGTGCCGCCGCACGTGCACTTACCGTTAATGATTCCGTAGCAAGGCATGACCTTCCAGCCTTGCTGAGCATACCAGAGAGCTGCTGGTCCGAGACGCCCCTCGGCGTTCTCCCAACTACTCATTGGAACCTGCGACGACTAAACTAGTTGATTGCGAATACTCGCTCGACATGTGACACCTTGAATTGGGAGAAGTAATGATGCCGCTACGGACTACTGAAAAGACAACAGTTGAAATATAACCGGGCACAGTCTCTCTCCAAGGCATCGACTTAGTTTTTCTTTGAGAATTCGACAATATCACAAGCAAGACGCTTTAGTCGTGATAATGTTCAATACATCTTCTAGTACATGGTACCGTTACAGAAACTAGCGTGGAGGGTTCATGGGTAGTCTTTTCGATGACATTCAAAAAGAAAAAGCGGCCGCTGGTAACAAATCCAGAATTGCAGAGATCCTAGAAGATCTGAGCGACTCGGACAGAAAAGATTTGCTAAAGGCGCTCAATGATCACAGCATCCCCGCGTCTAACATCTCAAAAGCAATGGGAAAGCGTGGTTACAAACTAGCGATTAACGTGATTAGTCGCTACCGACGTGGAGAGCTGGTGACTAAGTTCGATGAGTCTATCTGATGAAATCCGCAGTGAAGACGAGATTACTGAGCTTAAAAAAGCGCTGAAAAGAGCGCAGCAGGCTGAGTACAAGGCGAAAAGAGCAAGTGAGGACATCGTCGAGGCTGTCTATACAGCAGCTCGAGACGCGGCTCTGGCTTCTCATAAGCCAAAGACCGTCGCAGCAAAGCCACCGGCTAAGGACACTCGAAAAGGTAAAGCAGAGCACGCCCTGATCCACCCAACGGACTGGCAGCTCGGCAAGAAGACCGCCGGGTACGACATCGAGACGTGCGGCCGCCGTATGGAGCAGTTTACTCAAAAGGTGATGGAGTTGACAGAACTTCAGCGCGCTCATCACCCAGTACGTGAATGCACCATCATGTTCGGTGGCGACATGGTCGAAGGCATTACGATCTTCCCGGGACAGGCCTGGGAGGTTGAAGCTCACCTTTTCGAGCAGCTCTTTGAGACAGTTCGCATCGAAGAGATGATCGTTCGGTCTCTTGCGCAGTTCTTCGAAAAGGTCAACGTCGTGTGTGAATACGGCAACCACGGACGTCTGGGCCGCAAGGGTGAACTGCCGGCGAATGATAACATAGACGCCATTTCATACAGAATTGCCTCAGAAAGAACCCGCGACCTCAAAAACGTCTCGTGGCAGCTCTCGTCTGACTGGTATCAGATCGTGACGATCGGAAACTATCGAGCACTTCTTGTTCATGGTGACGAGATCAAGTCTTTCGGCGGAAACACACCCGCATTTGGTATTCTAAGAAAGTGCAACGCGTGGGCGACAGGCGTAGTTCCTGACTTCCACGACGTGTACATGGGCCATTTCCACACGCCGATGAGTCTTACGATGGCGAACGGCGGGCGCATCTTTGTTACCGGGTCTCCAGAATCCGAAAGCGTCTATGCCGCTGAGTTTATTGCTGCAAAGGGTAAGCCGTCGCAACGGCTTCACTTCATCGACCCAGACAAGGCACGAGTAACAGCAGAGTACGTCATCTGGCTTGACTAAGTTGCACAGAGTGCCATAGAGTAATATGAAGTTGATGGCACTCAAGCGAAAAAAGACCACGGTACGGCGCTCGCACGTCCTCGAGCTCGCTGACGAGATATCATCTCGACAGATAGAAGATGACTCGTTAGACGAGCTTACCCGGGTCGGGCTTCTCTGGGCTGGAGTTCTCGGTCTCGATGAGCCTGTAGAAGCAACAGAGGTCGCTGCCATGCTATGTGCATACGAGCTCATTAGAGCAACCCGTCTTGTCGACGCCGAACCTCACTGGGTAAATGTTGCGTCTTTCGCCGCTATCGGCGCCTCCTGCGAAAGACCGGAGGTCGGTATCGACCCGCTCATTGACGAAGATTTTGATGATAAAATATCTGGTAGCCCTATAGGCTTTTCTCCTGGGCATACAACCTCACCACGCAACTAATTTGATAGAATATCGGCAAGTGTCCGATTGGAGTCTGCGTGTCTTGGCCTAACTACGTGCTTACTAGAGTTGTCACCGGCAACTACGTAACAGCCTCGGGTTCTGCTGCGAGCGGCCGTGTCATTTTCACCCCTACGTCGCGCGTTATTGATGAGAATAATGCAGTCATAGTTGAAGACTCGATCACAGCAACTCTTGATGCAAACGGCGAATTCAGCATTGCTCTCCCAACTACAGACAACACGGCTCTTAATCCGGTCGGTTGGGCGTACGAGGTCAGCGTACGCATACATGGTCTTCGTCCACGAAAGTTCTTCGCGTTTCTTCCGTACGGAGACGGATCTGCTGTAAATATAAATAATGAAATCAGCACTCAACCGACGCCTGTGACGTCTTCTCCGTTTGCAAATTACGAGATAGTTCCGGAGCAGTCAGGGCCCGCAGTCGAGTGGCCAAGCGACGTTCTTACAAGGGCTATCACGGCAACCTACGTGACAGCTACAGGAGCAGCCGCAAAAGGTAGAGTCACCTTCACCCCGACCGCCAGAGTCGTTGATGAAAGAGACTCGGTCATCATCGAAGACACCATCGTCGCAAACCTAGACGCGAACGGTTCGATCTCGCTGAGCCTTCCGACGACTGACAACACTCTTCTAAAGCCAGAAAACTGGGCCTATGAGGTAAACGTTCGTCTGTACGGTGTCAAGCCGCTTAAGTTCTTCATTCTTCTTCCATACGGAGACGGTACCGCCGTAGACCTGATCAATTCCGTCAGCACCGTATCAACCACGATCGCGGATTCCACAATTCAGACCTCTACTCTCCGCGGCCCTGTCGGCCCAAGAGGTCCAGGAACTATCGTGGGATCTGGAGCTCCAGGGGCGCTAGTTGGCTTCGATGGAGATATCTACATAGATGAAGACCTAGGCGAATATTACGGGCCAAAGGCCAACGGCGTGTGGCCAGCTTCTCCGTTCTTTTCAATCACAAGTGTCTCAAATCTTACCCAAAGACACGTGCACACTCAGACCGTAGCTTCAGCTACGTGGAACATCACTCATGCTCTTGGCGGAAGGCCTTCTGTGACAGTCGTAGACACCGGCGCAACTGTCGTCGTTGGAGACGTGGCCTATAATAGTGATACATCGGTGACAGTTTCATTCGCCGCGCCCTTCTCAGGCTACGCGTATCTCACATAGGAGTTCTCTTCCATGGCACAGAAGTTTCTCACAAACATAGATCTCAACAAGAACCAGCTCCTTAACGCTGTCATTCAGAAGCTTGGCGCCGATCCTACCACCGGTCTAGTTGAAGGCTGGATCATTTATCGCACAGATCTAGACGTTCTTAAGATCTGCGATGGCACCGCATGGCACGTCCTAATCGAGAACGTTCAGTCAGGTGGCACTCACTCAAGCGCTCTTAGCATCACTGAGAGCGGCGGAGTAATAACGATCACTCCTAACCTTGCAGATGGCTCAAACGCCGGTCTGCTTTCGTCTACTTTCTACTCAGATCTAAACTCTGCAACATCAACGAACACGAACGGAACTCTCGCTAAGCGAGACGGCAGCGGCCGTCTACAGGTGACATCACCATCTGCGGATCTTGACGCGGCAAACAAGGCGTACGTTGACGCGGCTCGCTCCGGTCTTGACGTTAAGGCCTCTGTAAAGTATGCGACAAACGCGGCTTTAGCGACGTACACTCATAGCTCTGGAGTCTTGACAGCTTCTACAAACGGCGCGTTCTCGATCGACGGCGCGACGTTTACTTCAGGTGACAATGGAACTCGCGTTCTTGTAAAGAACGAGACATCAAGCAACGCTCCGTATAACGGTATCTACACAGTCACTGACGCCGGCGGCGCAGGCGCGCCCTGGGTGTTGACTCGAGCCACCGACGCTGACTCGAACACCGAGGTCACCCCTGGACTGTTCACATTCGTTGAACAAGGCACCGCGTGGGCTGACTCCGGCTGGATTCTTACAACAGACGGGGCGATCACACTTGGTTCTACAAACCTAACCTTCGTTCAGTTCTCCGCTGCCGGTCAAAGCATTGCTGGTAACGGTCTTACAAAGACCGGTAACACGATTGACGTAGTCGGGACAGCAGATCGCATCGTGGCTAACGCTGACTCGATCGACATCGCGAGTACGTACGTCGGTCAGTCAAGCATCACTACATTAGGCACAATCACCACCGGCACATGGAACGGTGTTGACATCGCAGTGGCCGACGGCGGTACGGGCTCATCTACAGCGTCTGGCGCACGAACAAACCTTGCCGGAGATATTACCGGAGGGTCCACAAGTACACCCGCTCTTGCTAAGGTAGCTTCTCAGACAATCGGCGACAACAGCAGCACTTCATTCACTGTCACTCACAACTTCAACACAAGAGATGTTGTTGTTCAAGTCTATGAAGTTAACTCACCATACGACACCGTGCACGTAGACGTTGCTCGCGCAACTGTAAACACGGTAACAGTCACGTTTGCGTCAGCTCCGTCGACAGATTCGTATAGAGTAGTAGTTACAGGTTGATAGTTCGCCTCGAGGGGCAAACATAAAAAACAGCGCAGAGTTGAGGCTCTATGTCATTCAAACTATTTAATCTATTGCGTGCTCGCTATTTCAATAGTGAAAGCAACGCCGCGATCGAGGTTGGTATCGCAGGCGAGCCAAACCCTCGGCTAGCTGTTGACGCCGGCGGCCGTATTACTTGGGGAGATGGCACCAACGCAACAGACACTAATCTCTATCGAGATTCTGCAAACACGCTTAAGACCGACGATACACTTAAGGTTCCCGCTCTCTACGTAGACAGTATTGAGGTAGACACGACAGGTGCCGCTACTGGAAATACTTTTGTCTACAATGGAACAAAATTTGCGCCAGGGACAGCTACCGTCAACATCCCAGGTGGCGAGCCGATCGGACACACGGACAAAACACAGAGTGTCATTTCCTTTGATGAAGGCAACCGTAGATTTTCTATTGCCCCAGTATCTGGGTCATTCGAAGTCTGGTGTAAGGGCGTCAAGTTTACAAAAACCACCACGGAAACAATAGACATTCCCGACACCAGTGGTCTTTACTATATTCACTATGACAATACTGGCGAACTTTCCTACAGCACGACGTTTTATGATTGGGAAAACGACACGCCTACCGCATATGTTTATTGGAACGAAGTCGATAACAAAGCATATTTCTTTGCGGATGAACGTCATGGAATTGTTCTTGACTGGGCAACACATGAGTATCTTCATAGAACCCGTGGTGCCGCAATCGCCAATGGATTTGGTGCCAACAACTACACCACGACCGGCGACGGTTCACTAGATGCTCATGCAAAGATTGATATTGCCGACGGAACCTTCTTTGATGAAGACCTACAGGTAGATATCACGCACTCTGCATCCCCAACCGCGAATACATGGCAGCAGCGGCTACAGGGTGGCGCTTACATCCCAGTTTTTTATCGCCTCAATAATCACTGGACAACGGACACAGCGACGCAGTTCCCAATGAAACAGGGGACATCTCTCGTTCAATACAACCGAAACACCGCGGGAACCTGGTCGACAACCGATATCAGTAACAACAAATTCGGCATCACATGGATTACTGCCACAAATAATCTTGGTAACCCGATCATAGGTGTGCTGGGCCAGGCCGAATACAACAATCAAGGTGAAGCCGAAGCGATCACATGGGAGCAGATGGACCTTGGTGGATTTCCTGTTTTTGAGTTTAGACCTCTCTATAAGATCATTTACCAAACAGCCAACGCTTATGCGAATACACCAAATGCTCGCATTATCTCGGTTGTCGATAAGCGAGTATCTATTCCTCTTGGTGGTGTTCCTGCAACACCAGTCTCTGACCACGGCTCACTCACCGGTCTTTCTGACGACGATCACACACAATATCTACTCGCCGATGGCACCCGCAACGCTTCGTCACTGAACGTGACCGGCGCATTGTCGTCATCAACTCTTACAGTTGACAGCATCGAGATCGACACGACGGGCGCTACAACTGATCAGGCGCTTGTTTTCAATGGGACAAAGTTTGCGCCATCGACTGCTGTGGGACCGCAAGGTGCTCAGGGGGCGCAAGGGCCACAGGGCGCTACCGGCCCGCAAGGAGCTACCGGCGCTCAGGGTGCTACCGGCCCACAAGGCGCCACTGGGCCACAAGGACCACAAGGTGACGTCGGCGCTCAAGGAGCGCAAGGTCCGCAAGGCGCAACTGGCGCTCAGGGAGCAACAGGTGCTCAAGGCGCTACAGGAGCACAAGGTCCGCAAGGTGACACAGGCGCACAGGGCCCGCAGGGAGACACTGGACCTCAAGGCGCGACTGGTCCTCAAGGTGCGCAGGGCGCTCAGGGCGCTACAGGAGCAACTGGTAGTCAAGGCCCGCAGGGTTCAATCGGACCACAAGGAGATACCGGTCCGCAGGGTTCAACGGGTCCACAAGGTCCGCAAGGTGCAACAGAAGCTCAGGGTGCAACCGGTGCGCAGGGTGCCACGGGCGCTCAAGGTGCCCAGGGCCCGCAGGGAGACACTGGACCTCAAGGTCCGCAGGGTGATATCGGGGCGCAGGGTGCCACCGGAGCACAGGGCGCGACGGGTGCTACCGGAGCACAGGGTGCGCAGGGTGCTACCGGCCCGCAAGGTGATGTTGGTCCGCAAGGTGCAACAGGAGCACAGGGGCCGCAAGGTGCTGTCGGTCCACAGGGAGCAACTGGAGCACAAGGCGCGCAAGGCGCAACAGGGGCACAGGGGCCGCAAGGCGATGTTGGTCCACAAGGAGCAACTGGAGCAACTGGGGCACAAGGTGCACAGGGGCCGCAAGGTGACACTGGACCACAAGGCCCACAAGGAGCACAAGGTGCAACTGGAGCGCAAGGTGCCACGGGTGCTCAAGGAGCAGCAGGAGCGCAAGGTGCTCAAGGCGCACAAGGAAACTTTGGCGGAGTCACATTTGACTACACCTTTGATTCCAATACCGACCAGACAGACCCCGGCACTGGAAAACTTAAGTTTGACAATGCGTCGCTAAACTTATCAACAGAGCTCGTCATCGACGACGTAGACGACAACTCAACAGACATTCAATCGTATCTGCGCACAATTGATGATTCAACAAGCGCCATCAAGGGACACTTTAGGGTCTCCAAGAAAACAGATTCATCAGCATTTGCACTCTTTACAGTTTCATCGGTAGTCGAGGAAACTGGATTTTTCAGAGTTATTTCGTCTTATGTGACAGGGTCTAGTGCGACTCCGTTCGCTAACAACGATGACGTGATCATTACCTTTGCACGCACTGGCGATGTTGGTGCGCAAGGTGCGCAAGGAGCAACTGGAGCGCAAGGTGCCACTGGTGCTCAAGGTGCTACGGGTGCGCAGGGTCCGCAAGGTGATGTTGGCACTACAGGAGCGCAAGGACCGCAAGGCGCGACGGGACCGCAAGGCGCAACCGGTGCGCAGGGTGCAACTGGAGCAACTGGGGCACAAGGTGCACAGGGGCCGCAAGGT